AATATATAATTAAGGTACACAATTAACCTACTTATACACATAATCTGAATATACACACTAAGATATAAATCCCCTATATCCTAATCAATATATAATAATACATATAACTAATATACATATCTTAGGTTCTTGGTTTCCTTCCTTTTCTGTGTACCAACGGGGGTTTTTCGAAAAGGTCAGGAACATACACTTGAAGGCTGCTCTACTATATCAAACACTATAGTTCTCAAAATTTAAAGTACTAAATCCTTGAGGCCCCAGAGGCCATTTTAGGCAATAAAATCACCCTACATGGCCCCTCAAATCACAGAAAAGCAAAAAGTACACTCTGGCAATAGTTTTTGAGATACGTATATGAGCCTTTTTGACACGTAGCTATTTTAGTAACGCCTATATATAATATACTAATATGGGTGAGATTTAGATACGTATGTATTTTAGCTTCACACGTGTAATTGAAAAGTGTTCTGTTTGGCTAGTTTGTGTAATCTAGGATTTAGGTTGTGATTTTGTGTACCTAGACTCGGATTTTAATTGCCAAGAGGCTAGGATTTATATAAAAATTGTGTACCTAGAGGGGCCATTTTAGGCTCGGATTTTATAAAACTGGGTACACAAAATATGCCATAAATGGCCTCGGATTTAATAAATTTCTAGGCAATCAAGGAGCCAATTTTAATTGCCGTCCTAGTAATATTGTTGTTAATTGCATAAGTATTTATATTATGGTTATTTTAGATAATTCTAGGACATTATGGGCCTTCGAAAGGTAAACTGGGATATTGCATATTTAAAATATTGTTCTTATATTTGCAGCATAATAAATATAAAGTATTAATTATTAAAACCCATTACCTATGAACACAGAAGAATTATCAAACCGATTAACACAAATCCTTACAGGTATTATCAGTGGAGAACCTAATCTCAATATTATTCAAGGCTTTGTCCAGAACTTTATCGAAGACTTCAAACCAGACTACTATTACGAAATCTCAGTCACAGACGTAGAAGGCTATACTCCTACCTTTATCGAATACTGTGCCTGGGACGAAGATGAGGATGGTCCTATACCTGGTATAAAACTTTTCAAGGATCTCAACATATACCTTGAACGGGAATATTGCGAATACTAATAATATTGCCCAGGCCTAACTAAGGTACCTGGGCTTTTCTATGTACATACCTAAGGAGGCCATCTATAGACTTCATATAATCACATAAGAGGTACTAGAGCTTTACTACACATATACTTACTAGCCTTATATAAGAACCCACTAGGCTTATCTATAGATCCTATTAGGCTTACCCAAGTACGCTAACTATCGACCATATATGGCCTTCAGGTAATAGGTATATAATATACAGATATTCTATAGCCACTTAAAAGGCCCTCCGAAAATCCCCTAGAATCCTCTGGCCTTGGGGATTTGTTACGAAGGATTACCTGGAGGATATAGTAATGGAACCATAGATGGCCCTAATTTGTTATCATACAGGTATTATATAGCGGACAACGTGCGGGCAATTTAGGCCGCCCGGAGGTTAATGAGTGGAAATTTGATAAAAAATTTTGATAATAAATAATGTACGCGCAAATAATAAAATTTTTGAGATATGCAAAATTTTCAGAGATTTTTTTTGAAAATTTTTCTCGAAATAATAAAATTCATTTTTAATAAGAATTTTTCTCGAAATATTTTGTAGATTAAAATAAAGTTCTTATCTTTGTAATACAGAAACAAAGAGAGGTCTAAAATTTAATGAGAAAAATTTTCAAAAAAAATCTCTGAAAATTTTGCAAATTAAAAAATAGTTCTTATCTTTGCAATGTAATCAAAAAACAAATATTAATCAATCCTTGTTTGAACCGATAAAATCGTTTCAACTCTTTAAGACAAGGATATAAAAAACTTAAAGAGTGCGTAATTGTATGACACAAGAAAATTTAGTTTCAGTTAATGAAAATGCAAATGTTGAAAATTCTTCAAAAGAAAAAGTAAACAAAGAAAAAGTAAACAAAGTAAATGCTAAAAAAGCTAAAGCACAATCTAAAGCAAACAATATTCTTTATAAGGATATTTTAATTAATTTAAATAAGTCCACAGAGGGACTCTTAAAAACTTCTTTTGGTGTCAAAAAATCAGACATTTACAAAGAAGAAATTTTTTCAGGACTTTCGGATAAAGAAAAAAAAGTAGCTCGAAAGAAATTTAGAAATACAATTCTTTCATTGTCTGAAAGTTTAACACAAGAAAAGGACAAAACACGGTTAGAAAAACTAAAAAAAGCGTTTTTAGATTTTTATAAACAAGTTTACAAAGTAAATGATTTTTCACTTTCTTCGGTTTGTTCTGAAAATATGAAAGAAACAAACAAAGAAATTTTAAAAAAGGCTTTACAAATCGTAAAAAAATAAATCAAAGTTTAATTAGAGTAGGGAATTAATTCCCTACTCATAAATCTAAAATTATGTTAGTAGTATTATTCATTGTAGGTTTAAGTTTGATTATATATGGTTTAATTTTAAGTTATTTTCTTTTAAAAAAGAACCATGTGTTTATAGTTGATACAGAAAATCAATATAAAGTATATCTAATTCATTTAAACGCTTTAAATCTTTTTGAAATTGAAGCGTTTAAAGAAACTTCTTTATTTCGATTTAGTTTAAAATTATGGTTTCATTACTTAATGTATCAGTTTGAGAATGAAACCGACTCAACAGATTTATTGAAAATTTTTAAAAAGCAACAAGAAAAAGATAGAGCTAAGATAAAAATATTTAATAAATAATTTTTACTAGAAATATTTAATAAATAATTTTTACTAGTAAGGGAATGTTTGTCCCTTACTTTTTTTTTGACTTATTCTAAATAAGGGCTACCGTACCCTCATTTTAGTACATGGTATTTTTAGGCTTTCGTATTAAGAGGTACCCTGAACACAAACCCCGCATTTACTGCCACAACTTTTTACCTCCTCGTATTAAGGGCATTGCCTAGAAAAGCCTTGAACATACTACACAAAAAATTTCCTACACACACGTTAAGGGCATACCAAGACACAACACACAAAGAAGCCAGAGAATAAAAACATCCCTGGCATTCATCCTACAAAAGGATATCCAATATCTCTTTAATCTTATTCTTCCCAATAAGTCTTCTACCATTCCTTACTTCATAAAAGAAAACATAATACTTCTGAATCTCAATTTTTACCTCCTTCTAATAAAGGTTCTATTCTCATCATATCTCCTGGGTCAATCCAAATCTGATACCAAATACTCTTACCTTCAGAACATCTTAAGATTCTCTTTTCACTATCTTCTCTTAATCTATCAATCCTTACCATACTCTTCCTTAATCCTTTCCAAATCCTTTAAAGCTAATTTCAAAACCTTAATCCTATGTGGGATATACTTTTTATAGGGAGGGAACCAATACCCATATCTCCTATCATCAAATACTAAACTTAATGAAATCTCAACCCATTGTATACCTTTAAGGGTATGAAGTTTCCCATTACTTAAGAGATATTCCTCAGAACAAAAATACTTACTATGATCAAAAACAAACCAAACATGGGTAATACCAAACCTTTCAGGTTGGAACCAGGGTTTGATAACATTTTCCCATAACCGATGATTCATTATCTTGAATAGATTACACATTCCCATACAATTTCCACTATGCCTTAAGAAATCGATTGCCTCGATTATCTCATGCTTCACCTTCTCATAGTTTTCGAATATCCTCATCTCTATGGTGAAGTTATTCTTTGCCTTTTCATCGATATTGCTCATGATGCTAATCCATATAAGAATATTATAAACCAAGCCACTAGGATAAAGGTATAAGGGATTGCATACTTCTTAAATGGGTATCCCTCTATCCCATCATTGAGGGCATATATAAATACTATGGGCCATAGCAATATCATTAATGCTACTCCCAATAACTTAAACCAAGTAAAGCCAAGGCATACCATAGCATCAAAATTCATTGAGCTACCCTTATAATTACCATGACTATCGAAGTGATAGTAGTTCTTAGGTTTCAATACTTGCTCAGACCCTAGGTAGGGTGGTAGGTCCTTTTTAATGAACCTACCCTTGCTATCTCTTGCCCTTTCTCTTAGAAGTTTAGGAGCAGATAAATCTTCGTCGTAATCTTTAATTCTAGCCATTGTTTTTCTTTTTAAAGAATATTAGGTAAATAGGAAATAAAGGTAATACTAACCAGATTGTAAGGAATAATAGATGAGGTCTTATCATCCTGATTTCTTGACATAACATCTTGGTTAGAAGTATAGAGGGGATTAGGCATATCCCATAGATTATGCCTAATATTATCCAAGTACTATTCATTGAGCTTTTCAATTAATTTTTTAAGTTTCTTATCTAAGGTTATCACCTTCTCAAGGGTTTCATCATCCTTGTGTTTCCCGTTATCATCCAACCATTTTTTGATTGCCTCTAGGGATTTCTTGGATTGATGATATGCAACAAAGGAATTGTACTTCTGTTCATTCTCTGTAGTACAAGGTAGGATTATTGCATTACCTTTTCCATCTAATCGAGTAAATTGACCCTCTAGATTTGTTGTTCTAGTAATTATTACCTTATTAGATAATATTGCAGTACCATTCTTTTTATCGATAGATACTACGTTTGCCTTTTCCATTAGGGTTTTGTCTTGGTAAATTACCGAGTTACCCTCTTTGAGTTTTATTACTTCTTTTTTCATATATAAATAATGTATTTATTTCGTTATACAAATATACTATTTTATTTTTAAATATCAATCATTATTAAATAAATTCTGCAAATCTTCTGAGGTTATCCCATGCTGACGGTAGTAGTCGTATTCCCAAGGATTGAGAGGTTTGCAATTGACTGGGTATTCGTCTCTTAATTCGAAAGGCAAATAGCCAAGAAATTCTATACTGTTGAAATACTGTACCTTACCATCAGTAAATAAGAAATATTTCAAAGGTCTATCGATTGCCTTACCGAAATTACTTCCTATTAATCTGATATCCTTGTTGGCAATGTAAACATGATACTTATCAGTTATCAAATATACCTGGGTATTCCAAGGTTTCTTCGATTCATCTAGGGTTTTCCTAAACCAATTAACCATAATCTGTTGTTTCTTTCCCATATCCATAATTAAATTATTTATTCATTGATAAATAGAACTCGATATACCCACCTAAGAAAGGCTACAAGCAATACTTTACCATCTTTAATGTAAACTCTAAGAATTTATATTATGGATAAACTTACTAACGAATTAATTGCCAAGGTTGCAAACAAGTTAAACCTTGAACCAGCTCTGTTAAAGACAGTAACTGTAGTAGAATGTGGTAATCGAGACGGATTTTTACCCTCTGGTAGACCTCAAATTCTCTTCGAAGGTCACATTATGTGGAAACAATTGAAGGAAAAGTTGGATAAGGAAGGCAAAAGAACCTACCTATATGACTTAGCCAAGAGAAATCCATCCCTAGTTTATCAAAAATGGACCAAAGAATTCTACTTGGGAGGAGAAGAAGAGTGGAAAAGACTCGAAGCAGCCCGTAAAATTGATGAAAACTGTGCTAATTTGTCAACTTCTTGGGGATTAGGACAGATTATGGGCTTCAATTATCAGCTTTGTGGATGTCAATCAGTAGATGAAATGATCCAAAAGATGTCTGAATCTCATGAAATGCAGCTAGAAATGATGTATCATTTCCTCTATAACTCTGGTTTAGTGAAACATTTGAAGGCAAAAGACTGGGATGCTTTCGCTAAAGGTTACAATGGTCCTGGTTATAAAGACAATAACTACGACCAAAAGCTAAGAAATACCTATGAAAACTTCAAAGATAAGCTATGAAAATAATTTATAACAATCTAATACCTTTCAAAGGGTACAAAGCCATCAACCTTTTTGGGTTAGTATTTGTAAGAAAAGGGGCTAAATTTACCGAAGTAGATTATAATCATGAACACATCCATTCAAAGCAAATGGCCGAGATGTTATGGATATTTTTCTACCTTTGGTACGGAATCGAGTACTTAATCATTCTTTGTTTTGCTAAATGGGATAAGCAGAACGAAAGATATCATGATGTAAGCTTTGAGGAAGAAGCTCATAATAATGATAAAGATCTGGGTTATTTAGAAGACCGTAAGCCATTTGCTTGGTTCAAGTACATAAAATTGAGAAGTTACAAGAAATGAAAGACTTAAAAGTACTGGGAGTATGTGGAGGGCAAGGAGCCCTCCTATTCCCTTTTAAAGATAAACTCATTGGAAATATTGAACCTAGAGGAGTATTTCATACTAGTAGAGAAGAGCAGTGGAAAGCTAATTTCAAAGGTATACCTTTCTTAAAAGGGTACGAATTACCCGAAGATTGGCATCCAGATATCATATTATCTAGTCCTGATTGTGGTAGTTGCTCAGTTATGAGGTTATCTAAATCCAAGACCCTTGGAGACCCTAAAAGTAATAAAAGTATACAACTAGTATTTCAAGCAATTCAATATTACGAACCTGCTCTCTTTCTTATAGAAAACCTACCAAGATTGCTATCCCTCATTTCTAAAGAAATGTTAACGGACTTCTTTAAGAACTATAAACTTATTTTTCACGAAAGAAGCGTTTCTGACTTTGGAAACTCCCAAGTATCAAGAAAGAGATTAGTAATCGTTGGAGTTCATTTAGACAAGGGTAAGAAGTATTTGAATTCATTTAATGAAGTATTCCAAGTAAATACTCCAAAACTTACTAGAGATTTACTAGTACAAGCCCCACAGGAAGCTTTAATCCCATTCTCTGATAAAGTTTTAGCCATGTATGATTATCGGAAACTACCTGAAAAGAAAAATCTTACAGTTAGACAAGTAAGACAACTTTGGACTCATGATTTCAAAGATGAAAAGAAATGGCCTATTAAAACCGCTAAGATGAGTACTCTCCCGGGAGTATACCGATTAGAAGACGATAAACCACCTTTAACACTCAGACCATCTGATAGGCAATTTAGACCGGATGGATATCCCTTGGGAATAAAAGATTTCAAGGCAATTATGGGATTCCCTGAAAATTACCGAGTATTTATTCGAGGATTTGCAACTTGGGATTCTAAGACTTATCACTACTGGTTAAATAAGGCTAGGTATACCTTGAGTAAAGGGTCAGTATGTGAAATAGGGCTATGGTTTAAGGCTTGTATATAATTATACTTGTATATATTTAAGTGGCCTAATACCTTCCCAATTCCCATCTTAACTTACCCATTAGGATATTCCTTCCTTCGGAAGGAAGGTATCTTTAGCTAAAGCTAAAGCTACTGTGCACGACGCGTTAAATTATATTATAAAAGAAGCCATACTCTTCGAGGTACCAAGTTTACTATGGAACATAAACAAACCTAAAACTCAAGAAATATGGAAAATTTGAAATTAACTCATGAAGAACGAAGAATACTTAAGTTAAATGGAATTCTTCCACAATCAATTGCTAAGCTGGTTAAGTCTAAAGTTATACGATTAGCTTTCAAGTTAGGCAGTAGAATTTCAATGAGAGAATCTGAGAAATGTTATTTCATTGGAATCACTTTACCAAAATCTGAAAGCTTAGATTTGGAGTTATTTGAAGAATTGAAGAATAATGCTAATGAACTCAAAGAAATCATTCAAAAGTCTAAATTATGAAGAAGCTTAAAGTTGCCCTGATCGTCCTTTTACTAGGATTTACTATTTACCTTTGCTTCAGGAATTACAAACTGAATCAACAACTCAGTATGTTACCTGATAAAGAGGTCATTCAACATACTGATACAATTTATTTGAGGAAAGATTTCCTGCCAATTTCCTACGATAATTTACTTAACCCAAGTAGAATCCTTCTCTACAATTATCAGAATTGGGATAAACCTATTAATACCGCTAATAATCATGATTCTATAATCTCAGAGAAGGATTCTCTTGTTCAATTAGTAATCGATAAGAATCAACTTACATTGAGTTTCCTTAATCAAAATTCAGGAATTTATTCTAGTAGGTTATTCAATATCGACATTAATAACTACAAGTATTCTTGGTATAACGGAAAACTTACCACACAAGAAATTAAATCTAGAATAAGATTAGTTCCTTATGTTTATGGTAAGTACCGACCATTTAACAATTTATGGGATTTGGGAACAGGAATTTCAATCGAGACTAAGAGATTTAATTACAAACTGGGGATAAACAGTTTTTATTACCCAAGATATTTCTCAGGTATCAAAACTGATTTAGAACTGGTAGTAACTTATAAATTTTAGATTTTATGGCAAAGAAGATACAGGAAACATCCAATAATCTTACAAGAGAAGAATTATCTAATCTATCTAGGGTTACAACGGATGTTTTCTTTTTCAGTCTTTTTTGTTATGTGATACACCCAGTGAGAGGAAAGGTTCGATTTGAATTATACCCGTATCAAAAAGCCGTACTATACCAATTTATACTCCAGAGATTCAATATCTTGTTAAAGTTCAGGCAAGCGGGTATTACAGAACTTATATCCATGTACTGCTTATGGCTGGCATCATATCATCCTAATAAGAAGATAAACATTATCTCTATTAAGGATACAACAGCTAAGAAGGTACTTAAAAAAATTAAGTTCATGTATAAGAATCTTCCATGGTATATGCAAACCCCGATCATTAACGGAAGAACTGGGGAATTTGGTTCTGCCTCTATGATTGAATTTGATAATGGTTCATTCATAGAATCCATTCCAACATCTTCCGAAGCTGGTCGTTCAGAATCTCTTTCTCTCCTGGTAATTGATGAGGCTGCAATCGTTCGGTGGGCTTCAGCGATTTGGGCAGCTGCCTTCCCTACGCTTTCTACCGGAGGTTCAGCCATCATCAATTCTACTCCATACGGTATGGGTAACTTTTACCATTCAACATGGGTAGATGCTATAGCTGGAGGTAATCCTTTCAATGCTATTCGATTATATTGGCAGATGCACCCAGAACGGGATCAATCTTGGTATGACCAGATGGCTTCTGCATTGGGTCCAAAAAGAACTGCTCAAGAAATCGATGGAGACTTTCTTTCTTCAGGTAATACAGTATTTGATATGGCAGATATCAAGGCTATTGAAGATTGCTTAAGTGATTATCCAGTTTTAAAATATCGTTTCAATCGTCAGTATAGACAATTCAACGAACCAGATCCAAATAAACAGTACTTTATCGGTGCAGACGTTGCAACTGGTAGAGGCTCAGACTATTCTTCTTTCACTTGTATGGACAAGCTGGGAGAAGAACAAGTTGTGTATAAGGGAAGAATGGCAGTAGATAAATATGCTAAGTTACTGGGAGATACTGGGCAATTATTTAATTTTGCTGTTGTAGCTCCAGAATCTAACGATGTGGGATTAGCAGTAACTTCTGCTCTTCAGTCAGAAGGTTATCCTAATTTATACTACTATCAAAAGCTTCTGAAAAAGAAAGGTAAGTCTAGACCAGAGGTTGATAAATCTCCTGGTTGGTTAACTACCCAAAAGAATCGTTCAGTAATTATAGAGGGTCTAGAACAAGATATTCGAGAAGAGAACATCATTGTGAAGGATCCTTTCTTTGTTCAAGAAGCTCCTACCTTTATATATGATGGTTTGGGTAGACCAGTGGCTATGGGTAAACACAGAAATAATACTTCTGCCGTAGATGTGGATTTGGAAGGAGATGTTTATTCTGATGATGATATATTTGGTAAAGCAATATGTAATCACATACGAAAAGGAAAAACTAATGTAATAATACAACCGAAATGAAAATTCTTAAGTTTTTTGGATTCGATAAAAGGAATCGATCTCCAATACAAGAAAACAAGGCTAATCCTCCAAGTAAAAAAGAGGAGGTACCTATTTCACCCGGTAGAGTATCGGAACCGGATGATGAACCAGGTAACTTCATTCATACATTGAAAGGCTTAACTCAGATGGTTACGCCTTCTTTTCGTGTTGAAGTGATTCAGCTTTTAAGGGATTTATATAAGGTGAATCCAGATGTTAACATAGCTTTACAGGATATGTTTAAGCTTGCTAATACTGGTCACAACATAACATTCCCTAATAATACCGATAAAGAGGCTGATAAGATGAGAGATCATCTTTCTAAGGTATCCTCTAAATGGTCTAACTATACGGCTGGTATGGATGGCTTGGTAAACAAGATGATAGTTCAATTGATGATTAGTGGAGCTATCTCAATAGAATCTGTACCAAATGAAAAGCTTGATGGTTTATCTACTATCCTATTCCTAAAACCAGACAGAATAGTATTCAAAAGAGAGAATAATGGTGTATACAGCCCATATCAAAGGAATACTCTTTGGAATGGTTCGAATAAGCAAGATTATATCAAACTTAATACAGAGACCTACTGTTATGTTGGTATGTACAATGATACCGATGAACCTTATGGAATACCTCCTTTTATGGCATCATTGGATTCATTAAAGGGTCAGCATGATATGAAAACCAATTTTAAACATATCATGGAAATCTGTGGTATGGTTGGTTTTCTAGAAGCTTTGATGGAAAAACCCCAACAGAAACCTAATGAAAATGTAGAAGCTTATACTAGAAGATTAAATAGGGAGCTAATACGTTTGAAACAGAATGTAAGGGAAGGTATGAAGGATGGAGTAGTAACTGGTTACATTGATGACCACCAGTTTAAACTGAACTCTACTTCAAAAGAGATGAATAATATTGATAAACCATGGAATATGAATCAGCAATCAGTTGCTAATGGTTTGGGAGTAAATGGTAACCTAATTGGGGTACAAGCTTCCATTGGAGAAGGGGCAACTGGTATTATGCTTTCTAAGCTTATAAGTCAGCTGAAGAATATTCAAATGATAGTTTCTTATGTTCTTAAGTTTATTTATGAACTAGAACTACGTCTGGCTGGCTTTGATTGTAAGGGAATATCCATTACTTGGGGATCATCCACTATCTCTGATGAGGTTAAAATCCAACAAGGTAGACAGTATAAGATTCAGAACCTTGACTTGCTTTACAAGGCAGGTATCATTTCTCAGTATCAATATGCTTGGGAAATGGGTTATGATTCCCCTTCAGAGGAAGAACCAAGAGTTTCATTGGAAGACCAATTTGCTAAGGGAGGTAATTCAGACCCACAAGAGGGTACTAAGAAGAAACAGAGACAGGATGATAAAAACCAATCTGCTCGTAGATCAAGAGATAAAAATAACCCGGCTCCTTCACGAGGAGATCAAAATACTAAATCAAGATGAGTAAACCGATTACTAAAAAGAACAGAGAACATTTGGATTCTTTAGTGATAGGTAGTGGTCATACTATAATGGCTGGATATATCCCAACATCTATAGAACCACAAACCTTCTCGGAGAATTTTTATAAATGGGCTCAAACTTCTAAGGAGTCAGTTAGTCAATTTGGTTTTTGGGGAGGAGAAATAGATTATAATACCTATTATCCTGACTTGAAGCCAGAAGAACTTACTCCTAAAGATGAGGAGTTTATCGAACCAATGTTCAGATTATTATCTGCAACTATTGTGTCTAAGAACTGGAATCCTACCGATTTTGGTCAAAACGGAGTATTAAAGGCTTCTATGAGAATGCTCTTGGGACAAACAGTAAACTGTGACCATGAGACTAATATTGGTAATGCTATTGGAGCTGTATCACAAGTTATCTGGCAAGATGAATACAAGGATGGTTCTTTTGTTATCCCTGCAGGTATCAATGGTATATTAAAGATTGATGGTAAAGCAAATCCGAGAATTGCTAGAGGCATTCTTATGGACCCTCCATCCATCCATTCTAATTCAGTAACAGTGCAGTTTAAGTGGGATAAGTCTCATCCAAATATGGAAGATAACGAATTCTATCAGAAACTGGGTACTTATGATTCTAAGGGAGTTATGGTACGAAGAATAGTTACCGAAGTAGTAAGATACTTAGAAACTTCTTTAGTATCTCACGGAGCTGATGCTTTTGCTCAGAAGATTGGGGATGATGGTAAAATCATTAATCCAAATTTTGCTAAAAGAACTTGGGCTTCATACGAAGAGTATAGGGATGATAAGTCTAAACAGTATTTCTTCTATGATACGAAAACTGACCTAGCTTTGTTCGGTGAAAATAACGATACTTCCCAATCTTATGATGATAACCAAGGAAATCAAAATCCTAATAATAAAGATATGAATGAACTACAAAAATTTTTAGAAAGAATCTTTGGTAAAGATTGCCTTACTCTTGCCGAGGGTACAGAGATGAACGAGGAAACTGCATTTGCAGCCATTCAGGAATTAGTTAATTCTCGTAATACTCTTCAGACTACTGTAGATAGTTTAATTACAGAAAAAACTTCTCTTACAGAACAGGTTACTAACCTGAATGCAGAAGTTGCAAATCTGAAGGAAATGGCTCAGGTAGGTAAAAACCACATTGCATCTCTCCGTGAAAATGCCGTTGCAACCTATAAAAAACTTATGGGTGACAAAGCTGATGAAACTATCGTTACAATGTTGAATGCCGAAACTACTGGCATGGTAACTTTGATCTCTCTTACTAACGATTACCAAGCTAGATTGGAAGAAAAATTCCCAATGACTTGTGCTAAATGCGGTTCTCATGATGTAAGCCGTGCTTCTTCTGCAGCTGAGCCAGAAGATAAATCTAATAACCAAGCTACTGCTCAGAATTCCGAAAAGAGTACTGAAGAGATTCTGAAAGGTATCTATTCAAACAAATTAAAATAATCTCTAAAATAAGAAGAATATGAATACACTTCATCCTACTACTAAGTTAGTAAACGAAGATCAACCGATGACTTTGTTTGGTGAAAAAACTCCCAGAGCGGTGATCTATAAGAGTGAATCTCACAAGTTGCATCAGGCTTTCTGTGTAAAAGAAACCAAAGTTATTCATCAGGGTATGCCGGTGGCTTTGGATACCGATGGTAATATCGAACCATATATCCCGGGTGGAGATGGCAGCCAGGTTTATCTGGGTATAGCTGTAACTGACAACATTAACCCTGCTTATCAGGCTCAAAGAAATTTCCCCGTAGAAGTAACTGTAGCCGTAGAAGCTTTCATGGTTGTAAACTGGGTAGCTAAAGAGGCTATGGAATGTGGTTATGTAAAACCCACCGATAAACTGTTGATTGGCCGTTTCATCACTGCTGAAACTTCAGATGAGGAAACAAAATTCATTAGCATCGTACCGGCTGATGAAGCTAACGATATTATCCAGGTATTGGTACGCTAATCATTAACTGAACATTAAAAGAACAATGAATACAGAATTTGCACAATTGAAAATGGAAGACCTTAGAAAGGAACTTCCGGAAATGGTAAGAAGTTTGGAAGCATACCGTCAGGGTTCCAACAACACATTGCCTATTGAAGTTACTCTGGAAGAACTGGTACAGGGTAAATATGGTGTATCACAGGATGCCTTCTTCGAAAAGTTGGGCATTAATCCTAAGATTGATACAATGCAGAACATCTTCACTATGCCGCAACAGAATATCCGTTGGATTGTACCGGAAATCATCCGTGCTGCTATTACAACTGGTATGCGCCAGGCACCTTTCTACCCGAATATCATTGCTTCAGACCAATCAATCAATGGTTTGCAGGTAACTATGCCGATGGTAAATATGTCGGATGCTGCTCCTGCTAAGGTAAATGAAGCAGAAACAATTCCTTTGGGAGATGTAAGCTTCGGACAGAAATCAGTTTCTCTGTTCAAAATCGGTAAAGGATTTAAACTTACTGACGAAGTTAAAAACTATGTTTCCATCGATGTATTGGGAATCTATCTCCGTGACTTTGGTATTCAGTTGGGTTATGCTATGGATACTTTGGCAATGGATGTTTTGATGAATGGTAACAAAGCTGATGGTTCTGAATCTGCTCCGGTTATTGGTGTATATGAAACAACCAACGGTATTACTTATAAAGACTTGTTGCATATCTGGGTTCGTGCTGCTCGTATGGGCCGTAACTTTACTACTATGATTGGTGGTGAAGACCAGGCTATCGAAATGTTGAACTTGCCCGAATTCAAAGAACGTCATTCAGGAACTACAGAAGCTACCCTGAATATCAAATCTCCGGTTCCCAACAAGGCTGATTTCTACATTCACCCGGGAACTCCTGACCAGCAGTTGTTGATGGTAGATACCAGTGCTGCTTTGATTAAGCTTACTGCTAAACAGTTGATGCTTGAATCAGAAAGAATCGTATCTAATCAGACTGAAGCCGTATATGCTTCTCTGACTACTGGTTTCTCTAAGATGTACCAGGATGCTGTTCTTCTGTTGGCAGCTAACAAGAAATTCTCTGAAGCTGGATTCCCGAGCTTCATGAACATTGACCCATATTTATTGGTTAACTTAGAATAATATCCGGGATTTCTTCATTGTATTTTTGTCTAATTTCTCCCCGAACAGTTTCAATCCATTCTGTTCGGGGTTTTATATTATAACCTAAAAATAAAAAGATTATGGCTACTACTTATATTGTAACTGTTGGAGCTAATGCCTATAGTTTTAACGACCAGGTAACTGGTATTTCAATTGCAAAAGGCGAAGAGAGAGAACTTACTGCTCGTCAGTACAGAACAAAACGTATTCAGAAAGCTTTAGTTTCTGGCCACTTGGTTTTAGTTCCTGAAAAGAACAAAGTTAACAAGTATACCGATGAGGATATCAAAAAACTTGACAAGAAGTTAGCTGCTCAGTTTGCAAAGGGCATGGAGATTGATAAGATTGCCAAAGCCTATTCTCTCGAGGAAGCCAAGCTGATTGCTAAGAAACACGAAATCGAAGCTGACCCGAAAGATACCGTAAAAGATATCCTTGAAGTTTTACTTGAAGATTTCGAAGAAAACAAAGAATAAAAATAAATCCGAATATAAATGAAAAAGAATCTAGACTTCACATATGTAACATCAGGTCTGGAAGTTTCATTTAGAGTATTAACCAAAGTCCCGGCCAAATCTATTTTTGACTGGGACTTTGGCGATGATAAGGGAGAGGTTTTCAATGGTGGAAGGCATCAATCTTACTCTTATGAGAAGTCTGGATTTTATGATGTAACCTTACATGTCACTAATTCTGATGGATTAGATTTGACTTGTACTCGAACTGTAGTTGTATGTAATTATGGACATACTACTCTTCAGGATACCATCTACAATTTGATAGATAGGTATATTCCCAAAGAATTGCATGAGAGTATGACCATAGAAGATAAAACTGCATACATAACTAAATGGCAATTATATATCTTCCCACTAGTAAATCATATTATACCACCAGATAAATATAATGATGAATTATGGTATGAGGGACTAGAAAACCAATTAATTATGGAATTGGCTGTATGGGATTATCTCAATATACAAATACAAAATATCCTGTTGGTTGCAGGAAACAGTTTCAGAGAAATTATCTCCACTGAATCTACTGGACCAGACCAAGATGGAGATTCACCTGGAGAACATGCTAGAGGGGATAGGATAAAGCAAATTACTACAGGTCCTACGGAGGTACAGTATTATGATAAGATATCCGAAAGTATATCTAGCTTATGGAGCACTTATTCAAAGATGATTCAACCTGGAGGATATATGGATGAATTGAGAAAGAATCTATGTATGCTGGCATCCAGGTTGGAGATATACTTACCATTCTGTGATCAAATCGAACGGTTGGTAGTACCAAGAGTAGTAAATCATCGAAAACCAACTCCTTTGGGAGGACCTAATCCAACAGCTCCTCTCAATAAAGCAAGTAAACCTTCGTTAACCATAATAGATAAGAAGTCATGACAAAAGAACCTTGGAGAATGGTTAAGAACCATTCTTGGAATAGGTATAAAAAGATTATCACTGATTTCTTAGACTGGGATGCTGGAAGACAAACAATTACTTGGGCTAAACACGTTAATCAATATCTAGATCATGCCGAGGATGATAGTCCAAGATATTATAATATTCCCATAGAAGCTTTATGCTACTACAATGCCTTTAGGAACTGGCCAATAAATAAAGCTACTGTTCCTGGAGAATTAGATGATGAGAACCTTTCTATACTTATTTCAAAGAATTACATAGAACAAATCGGATACCTCAATCAGGAAGGTTATTGGAACTTTAACTGGTCTGAAGATAGGTTTGTTATCAATGGGATAGTATATAAACCTTCTGGAGATACTCAAGTATCTCAGGCTAAAGATGAAGCTTTGGTATTCTTGGTAATCCTCAAAAGGGATAGAGATACTAAAATTAAATTCGTAGAACAAAATCCATAAAGATATGAAAATGTTAATGTTACGTTTCACCAAGCTTAATAATGTAGATGGCGATTGGTGGGACAGTAATCTTATAATCTTGAATGGACCTTCTGGAGTTCACATAGAAATGCCTGGTACTGGTAATTCGGCTACTACCATGCAATCTATGACTGGTATGAAGTTCGTATCAAATTACCAAGATTACTTTGGAGAGGTATGGGATAAAGATATACCTCATATTGGCTTTGGCCAAGTTATTAAGTTCAGAGTTAGGAAATTACCTGATTATGCCGTAGTTATGGGAGATATCGAGGATGGAGGAGATGTTGACCCAGATAATCCAGATGATATCCCAAATGCTTTTGCTGGCAAGGAAAAAGAATACTTCAGAGGTAATAACTCAGAACTGTTATTGGGAAAGAATAAAGTAACACCTTAAAATATATACATATGTACGTTAGTAAATACTACACTTGCGAAGAGATTGACCAACGGCTATTACAGGGTTATTATGATGACTCTTTGGCTCATGGTTTTGTTGGAACTCTTAAAGAGTTCTGGGCATTCTTCTTATCAATTGCAAACAAGGTAGATAAGAAAGAAGGTTGGGATTTGTCAGAAAACAACTTCTCTGATGAATTGCTAGAAAAATTGAATGGGATTGAGGAACATGCTAACTACGTTACTAAAGTTTCTCAACTAGAAAACGATTTGAAATATCAGACTCAAGAACAAGTTGAGAAATATATACATGACTTGGTAGACGGTGCTGATGATGCTTTGGATACATTGAAAGAGTTGGCTGAAGCATTAAACAATGACCCAAACTTTGCTACCAATATCACTAACCGATTAACCGAATTACGTACTCAATTAGAAGCTGAAGTAACCAGAGCTAAGAATCGTGAAAACGAATTGGCTTCTCAGGTTAAGATTGTGAACGATAACTTGGTTAACTCGGTTAATACGTTGAATGCTACTATCACTAAAGTAGTACAGGATATTACTAGGATGATAGAAGCAATCAATGCTCGTATTCAAAAGGTAGAAGACCGGGTTGGTGATTTGGAAGTAAAAACTGACAACAACTTAACTGAAGCCAAAGAATATGCTAAAGAGTTGGTAGAAAAGGAAGCTGCTGAACGTAGAGCTGCTGATGAGAAATTAACCGAGGCTGTTCATAAGGTACAGTTAGACCATACTAAAGATATTGCTGACTTAAATAATAAGATTCTGACTGAGGCTTCAGAAAGAGCTAATGCAGATGTGGCATTAGAATCTAAACTGAATACTGAAATTAGTGACCGTAAAACTGCAGACCAGGAATTAGAAGCTAAGATTAATGCAGAAGCTGCAGCTCGTACTGCTCAGGATGAAGCATTACATCAGCAGATTGTAAAAGAAGCTTCTGACCGTCAGAATGCAGATAACGGTTTACAGCAGAATATTACTCAAGAAGCTCAAAATCGTCAGAATGCAGATACTGTACTTCAGAACAATATTGATAACGAGAAAGAAACTCGTATTGCTCAAGATGAAATCCTTGACCACAAGATTGAGGATTTGAAAACTCAGGTAGGTACGGATAAAACGGAATTGCTCGAAAAACTAGAGCAAGAAAAACAAGAACGTATTGCTGGTGATGAGGATTTAGATAATCGTAAGGTAGATAAGAGAGAAGGCTATTCTCTTACTAAAAACGATTTTACCGATATTCTCAAAGCTAAGTTGGATGGCATTGAAGAACATGCCAACTATATCACAAAAGTATCCCAGCTTATCAATGATGCTGGTTATCAAACAGAAGCAGATCTTCAGGCAGCTATTGAAAAAATTATTGGAGAAGCTCCAGAGGTTCTTGATACTTTGAAGGAAATTGCCGATGCTTTGGGTAATGACCCCAACTTTGCTACTACAATTACCAAGAAATTAGCAGCTATTACCGAACAATTGAATCAGGAAATTACTAATCGTACAGAAGCTGATGCCCAGGTACAGGCCAATGTAGATAAAGAAGTTTCTGACCGTAAGGAAGCTGATACTGCTCTTGAAGCTAAGTTGAAAGAGTATGTTGATAACGAGGTAGATAAGATTACTGGTAACACTGACGGTATTCAAGCTAGTCTGAACAAGGAAATCCAAGATAGAAAAGATGCAGATGCTGCATTACAGGCTGCTATTACTAAGGAAGAAACAGATCGTAAGGCTGCTGATGCTGCATTAGATACCCGGGTAACTGCTAATGCTACTAAGATACAAGAATTGGCTTTATCTATTCAGGATGCAGTAAATACCGTTAAAAATGAACTTCAGGCTAAGATAGATGCTTTGCAAACAGAAGTAAATGCTAACAAGGCAAATATTCAACGTAATACTGACCGATTGAATGACCAGATTACTAAGGAAGCTGAGGATTATGCCGAATTAAAAGGCATGGTTAATGCTGAAGCTGAAGCAAGAGCCAATGCTGATACTAATCTTAAGTCTCAGGTGGATAAGGTAAATATCGACTTGAACACTGAGATTTCAAAGAGAGAAGCTGGTGATACTGTTTTACAACAGAATATCGATAAGGAGATCTCTGATAGAACTGCAGCAGATACCTTGTTAGACAACAAGTTCACTGGCTTGATGAATACCGAATCTGCTGCCCGGGCAAATGAAGATGAGAAAATCAATGCTCGAATCGACCAAGAGGTTAAAGATCGTAAGGCAGGAGATGATGCTTTAAGTACTCGAATCGATAACATCAAGAGTGGAGTAACTAGTTCTTTAGCTGAGCTCAGTGAGAAAGTAACTAATAATACTACTGCTATTCAAACTGAAGTAGAAAGAGCTAAAGCTGCTGAACAAGCAATTAAGGATTCTCTGACTACAGCTATGGAAAATCACAAAGATGATTTGGTAGCTATATCTAAGGATATTAGTGATGAGGCTCAGAGTAGACTACAAGAAGATATCAAGCTTCAGAATAATATCGATACCGAAACTCTTAACCGTACTCAGGCAGATACTCTGTTAGAGAACAAGATTGCTCAGGAAATATCTGATAGAGTTCAGGCTGTTGAAAACTTGAATAACCGAAAGGTAGATAAAGTAGATGGCAAAGAGCTTTCTTCAAATGACTTTACCGACCTATTAAAAGCTAAGTTGGATAATATCCAGGAATTTGCTAACTACATTACTAAGGTATCTCAGTTGGAAAATGATTCTAACTATCAGAATGCCGAACAAGTAGAAGCTGCAATCCAAAAGATTATTGGTTCTGCTCCTGGAGTATTAGATACTCTAGAAGAAATTGCACAAGCATTAGGGGATGATCCTAACTTTGCTACTACAATTACCAACAAGTTGACTGAACTTAAGGGTATTATAGATAAGGAAATCTCTGATAGAACTGCAGCTGATGAACAAGTTACCCAGAAGTTTACCGAATTAAGCACTACTCTTAATGCTACAGTAAGTGAACTGAGAACTTTCGTAACAGAAACTCGTTCTGAATTATTAACCAAGACTCAGGCTCAAGATGAACTGATTGCCAAGAATACTGCCAATATTCAACGTAACTTAGAATTGATTCAAGGGTTACAAAGTAATCGGAATACTGGCTACCTTGAAATCAAGGAACTGTTGAATACAGAGATTGAGGCTAGAAAGGCTGAGGATATTCGTATTGAAGCTAAAGTAGATAAGAATACTCAGGACCTTAAGACCGAGAGCGAGGAAAGAAAGGCTGCTGATAGGGTTCTCCAGGATAATATCGATGCTGAAGAGGCTGCCAGAATTGCTGCTGATGATGCACTGGGTAAACGTATCGATAAAGAAATCGAGGATAGAAAAGCTGCAGATACTGCTCTTGAGAATAAATTCAATGGTATCACTAATGGCCTAGATGAACGTCTTCAGAAAGAAGAAGCTACTTCAAATGCTTTACCCTTAACTATGGTTACGGAAATTGACCCGAACCTGGTTATCAATGGTACTTCTGCTGAGGTAAACTTTAAGAGTTCTGTAAAAGGAGATGGCAATCTCTATGGAGAACCTATGCCTCGTAAGTTTGCTATACCTTCTGCTACAGATGCTAAAGCTGGTCTTCAGTCAGCAGCTGATAAGAAATTGTTTGACTCTCTACCTAATCAGCTGTTAATCCCTAATACGGGTAAAGTTGAAAGGAATACTAATTTGGTTGCTATAAAACGGGAGCTTGTTCAAAAGATAGAGGGAAAATACGAAAAACCTGCCGGTATTAATTATTTGGAACAGGTAAATATCCCAGCTGCTACTAAAGACTTAGCAGGAGTTCAAACTGCAGCCGATAAGAAGAAATTCGATTCCCTCCCAGAAAGAATCCTCACTAATTTGCTCCAGGTTAATCAAGAGGCAGATAAGATGACCTTATCTCTTTCTTCTCATAAGTTCTCAAAATCGGATGGAGGATATATTAATGAGGATGGCACTTTGCCTATCCCAGCTGCTACTAAAGACTTAGCAGGAGTTCAAACTGCAGCCGATAAGAAGAAGTTTGATAGAATTACTACTACTAATTTTGCTCTTGGTGATGTAACTCCGAATGCTACCGAAGTAGAAATTGCTGCTACTAAGACTAAGATAGAAGATGGTACAGTAGAACAGAATCCAATTACATTACCTGCTTCTACAGCAGAGAAGGCTGGTGTACAAACCGCAGCAGATAAAAAGTTATTTGATTCTATACCGGGTACCATTCTTACTTCTATTAAAACTACCATCCATAATAATAATTCTGTAGTATTACAGGTAAATCAGTCTTCTAAATCCGAAGGAGTTTATGCTCCAGTTGAAGTTAAAGCATTTGAAATAAATGCTGCTACTAAAACTACTGCAGGAGCCATGACTGCGGGTGATAAGGTTAATTTGGATGAGACATTACCTAATGCTATAGCAAAAGAGGTTCAAGATAGAAAGGATGCCATAGCTGCCCTTGAATCTTCTTCTAATGCTTCTATAAAAGCTCTAGAGAAGAAGCATGATGACTTTGTAGCAACTAAGGGCCAAGCTAATGGATTTGCTTCTTTGGATGGTAACGGATTAGTACCCTCTAGTCAATTGCCCTCTTATGTAGATGATGTTATCGAAGCTTATGCTACTTATGATGTAAGTGAAACTGGAAAGCTGAGCAATATTAAGTTATACTCTGACCCAGACCATGCTAATCCTATCACTGGAGAATCAGGTAAGATATATCTGAACATTACCCCGGATGAACCTCCTTATCAATTCCGTTGGTCAGGTACTCAGTTTGTAGATAGTAATACTTCTTCACTGATACTTGGAGAAGTTACGGGTACTGCTTATGATGGTGCTAAGGGTAAATCTTTAGCTGATTGGAGAAAATCTCTGGTTGATACTTTAAATGCTTATTCCCGATTTAAAGGTTTAGAGGCATCTACGATAGATGTAGAGATAAAGTTTGAACAATCAAGCTTTGACAGACCCCGTGTAGAAGAAGCAATTATACGTATACAATCAGCAACTGAAACTACTGCAGGAGTTATGTCTGCAGCCGATAAGAAGAAATTCGATTCTCTACCAGAAAAGATTGTTAAATCGGTCTATTATCAAATAGTAGATGCTAGTAGATTATCCATATTATACGGTTATACACAATTAAATGAATATGGAGAATACCATGAGGGTAGTACTAGATGGGATTTCCCTGTAGCAAAAGAAACTCAACCAGGGCTTATGACTGGGGAGATGTACCACAGACTTTACTCTGGTATAGATAATAGTATTAATGGTTCTTTAGTATCAGCTAAGGCTTATACTGATGCTGCTAAAACTGCTCTGAATAAACTTATCTCGGATGAATCCAGTGCTAGACAGGCTGCAGATACTACCATTACCAATAACTTAAATGCTCATATAAATAATGAGAGCAATCCTCATGGGGTTACTAAAGCTCAGGTAGGTTTAGGTAATGTACAGAACTTAGCTCCAGCCGATATGCCAGTATCTACTGCTCAGGCTACGGCTATTGCAGATGCTAAGGCTGCAGGTACAAAAGCTCAGACTGACTTAAGTACTCATGCAAACAGAAAGGATAATCCTCACAATGTAACTAGAGCTCAATTAGGATTGGCTACTACAGACCAAGTAGTATTTGCTAAAACTACTGCAGCTTCTGGTTTCTGGAAGGAATCAGATGGTAGATTAAAATCTCAAGTAGAGAATTTGAACCATACTCTGGACCAAATCTGCAATATACCCACAGTTCACTTCAAGATGAATGGTAAATACCAGGTGGGAACTATTGCTCAGAGCTTAGAGGAAATCGAACCACTGTTGGTATCAGAGAATAGTATACCTGCTTCTCAAGTACCTAATCAATCTAGATTCGAAACTTTTGTCGGAGAAGATGGTCAGGAATACGTAAAAGTAAAAGTGGTAGAATACGAAATGCTCAGTGTCATGGCTCTTGAAGGAGTTAAGTTATTGAGAAAAGAATTCGAAGACTTTAAGAAACAATTAAACAATAAGTAATATGGCAGAAATAGCAACTTGGAGTGCTATTCTGAATAAGACCGGCCTTGGTAAGACCTCTAATGAGTGCCCTACCAAGGCTGAGTTGTTAGCACTCAATAATGGTAAGAATTCTGATACTGACAAGGTTATTGTAATTAGCAATGCTGCTAGCTATGGTAACAATGAATGTGTCAAATTAGAGGATATCAATGCAGAGCAATGGATTTATTCTTTAGAATGGATTAAAGATCCCTCCTTTGATGCTCCAGCTACTGGTGGAGAATTTCCTTGTGGAATAATTAATTCTGGAAGAGTTAAATACGTAAATGGTTCTGCTACTACTAATGAGGAAGTAACAACTACCAAATCTGCAGAGGGTTCTTGGTATATTAGGACAGATGCAGATGGTACTTGTAAAAGAATCGTATCTAATAATACTTCTCTACAGAATGCTTCTACTACAGTAACCTGGACTCAGAAGTATTCAGGTAAAATTATACAAGCAACTTTTACTCGAGCAGCTGGTAGTAAAGTATATTCTTCTGAGATTAGCTATAATTGTAGAGTAGATAAAACTTCTTTCAGTTACATGGGAGGTCAATCCAATGTAACAGCAAAGTCTGCAAGTGGAAGTTATACTTGGAATGGTATAGGTGATTCATATACTGAATCAGAAACCGCTACTGTATCTGTTTCTAGTCCAGCTTCTATTAGTGGTAATTCAATTACTATACCTAGTAACAGTGGATCTGCTAGAGAGTTTACAGTTAGATTTAATTTCCCCACTTATACGGATCAACGTATAACCATTACCCAAGAAGGAGGTCAGGTAACCTATGTAGATCACCTATCTATAGACCCTACTACTAAGAATGTATCTGGAAGTGGTCAAACATTTAATGTGATAGTAAATGCCAACTATGATAGGTATTTGAATGGGGTATGGCAAGAAAATATAAAATCTCAGTATACTAAGGCTACTGTAGTAAGCGGGTCTTCATCCGACATTACTATAACTCGTACTAGTACTGGGTGTAGTATTAAGGTAGCACCGAATCCCAATGAGAATAGTTCTAGGACTTATGTAGTAGAATTTACTTATGATTCAGCTACTCCAGTTCGATTAACTATTACTCAGAATGAAGCAGTAGTTAGCTACCCTAGCGAGGGATATTACTTAGGTCAATCTAGATCTTCTAGTGGATTTATCACTTCAGATTTGAATGTTACTAATGGGGATAGGGATGGAGGTTCTTTTACTGTATACTATAAATCCTATCGTACTAAATATGTAAATGGAAGCCAGGCAGGTTTAGAACCAGTAACTCCTAATATTGCACCAGGAGATTTTTGGTTAAATACCTTTATAGACCCAAGACCCAATAGTGATAACGTATATACCGTTGAGGTTCGTTATCAAGCTAATAACCGTAATACTGAACGAAGTACTAGGATTACAGGATCTAATGGTGGTGCTACTACGGTATACACTAATTTCTCTCAGGAAGCCAGATTAGATTACTTCTTTACTTTTGATAGTAATGAGGGTCCTACTGAAAAATCCCTTAGTACAGATGCTGCAGCAAATGATTTTCCTTTTGTAAATATCTATTCTAGGGATTCCGTAGGAAGAGCTATAAGTTTTAGTATCTCGGGTGTTGTACCTTCGTGGATAGCTTGTGAAATACATGAAAACGGTGTATCAGTACCAGCTGAAATTGGAGTTAGATTGGATGAGAACCCAACTCATACAAACAGATCAGCTACTATTACTCTGGTACAATCTAATAGTGGTAAAACTCTAACCATTAAAGTATCACAAGCAGGTAGGTTCTATAACTTAGAATTACTTGGCTCAGGAGTAGTTTATTTATGGGATAATGGCTTAAAACCTAATGATGCTATATCTCCAACTGCTAGATTTGCAATTCAATGTCCTACTTTATTAAAACACCAGGGATCCTTAACGGTGAATAGTTCAAGTTTAGGAAGTCTTAGTATTCAAGTAGGAAATGGAGATAGAGTAAACATCTATAGACATGATGGTACGTGGAGATTTGTTACTAGTTTTACTTTAATCCAAGGTGACCAAGCAGTATCTTGGTAATAAACACAACACTAGTACATTTATTGATAGATAAATTTAATTATTAACTTTAAAACTAAATCATTATGGAAGTGAAATCCGGAGAAGGCACAGTAGTGGTTGCAGATCGTAATCATTGCGAGGTAATGAAAGGCCAGCAAGAGATTAAGTGCCTGATTGAGAACACTGCAAAAGACCAAGAAATTGCTAGACTGAATCGAGTAGTTGATGCTCAGAGAGATCAAAACATTATTAACTCGGTAGTACAGGCTTTAGGTAATAAAACTGCATAATTTCTATTAAAGTTGATTAGGGAAAAGGGAGGTACCTGTAGCGGGTATTTCCCTTTTTTTCGTTTTAATCTAGTAAGAAACATGGAAAAAGATAATAAACTACAAACCTTTACTCTCCAAATGCAACTACCAGCTCTTAATTTAGAGGTAGCAAAGAGAGTAGCCGATGAAGCACAAAGACTGATAGATATCTATGGATACTATAATTTCTTGAACCTAGTAGAATTTATGAAACAGAATCCCAGTATGGTTCAAATGGGATTAAGTCTAATCAATAAAAATAATGCAGTATGGAAGAAATGAAATTCAAATCCTTACAAAGAGGAGATTCAGTCTTTTCTCTAGAAAGAGACAGAAGATCAATGTACCCAATCTTTGACCGAGCTAAAGTAGTAAAGGTAGGAGAAAGTAAACCCAGAGCCAATGAAAATGGGGATGGCTTTTCTAATCTCATAGAAATTGTTCTACAAGATTCTGTTGGTACAGTAACCGTATACTTACCTTCGGATGGAAATGAGGGCATTTATAACAATGTGTACTACACTCTAATTGGAAGTAACATTGTAAACGAAGTATCCTTGCAAAGGTCACAGGCTCTCGGCATTATTAATAACGTGGGTAAATACGAGAACATAGTAAAGGAATGTGATAATATCCTTGCTATGTTCGAAAACAAAGAGCCAACTAATGGTAGGCAATTCAACGAAGAATTCGCTTCATTCAGGAAGGATGTAGTATCAGTATTACAATCACAACAGCAAGCCATAAATCTTATGATGGATTCACTTGGCTTGAATAAACCGAAGGAAAATCCAGATGGCAAGTAAGTCAGTAAACATAACTATAAGTACTCCCTTGGGAGACTTACAGATATATACTGACCCAAAAGAACAGGCTAGAGCTGAGAGGTTAATTGCAGAAACTCCTTCTATCATGAGGAATGCCTATGATAGAGCTACTGAGAAATTCGGCAATCAACTTCTCAGACTTGTGAAAAAATGCCTAAGAACTGGTACTCCTCCAAGAGGAACTCATTGGGATCCTCACTCGGCTAATACCATTAAACGATACGGAGAGCATACCCTCTTGAATTATACGGGTCAGTATTTGAGATCAGTAGATATAATAAAACAAAAGAACAGAACTTACGTAGGTATACCTACTAATCTTAGGAAAACCAGAAATGGTAATAGGACTAGCAAAAGAACCTTGAACCAAGTAGCTATCATGTTGGAATATGGTTCTAGAGGTGGTAATTTACCTCCAAGACCCTTATGGGCACCAGCTTTCGAACAAATAGGTGGTAAGAAGGTTCTGAAGGAAACTATAGTAAGAGAACTTCGTAAAGAAATAAGGAAATATAGATAATGGGATTTACAATAAGTAAAAATCAAGGTTCAGGTAGGACTGTTATAACAGTAACACCGGAAGAAAAGAATACTACAGATAAAGATATTATTCAAGTATTAACTGTAGAAGCTGTGGATGGTTCTACTAAAGAAGTAAAACTTATTCATAAAAAGGGGGAAGATGAATGGGAATATGACTTCAGGGTTTCACCTACTGAATTATATTTTGAGCCTACGGGAGAAAGCAAAGAGGTTACTATTATATCTACCAAACAAAGGATAATCAATGGAAAGAAAGTTGGTGATCCAGTTAATGTAAACTATACCCGGGAAAACTCTGGAGAGGTATCTGGCTCTGGTACTACTCTTATCATGAGCTTAAATGATAATATGTATAATGAACGAGTAGGCCAAGTAATTTTCACACAGGATGAATCTGGTAAAACCATAAGTGTAACTTGTAAACAGGGTAAAAAGGAAACTTCGGGAGATATAGGTATAATCAAACTATGGTCAGGTCCCGGAGTTCCAGAGAACTATGTACTCTGTAATGGAGGTCAGGTAAGCATAGCTGAATACCCAGAATTATATGAAGCTATTGGGGATAAATATAATACTTTTTCTACTAAGGCAGGTTATATAAGCGTTCCCGATTTAAGTGGTAGATTTGTAGTTGGAGTAGACTATGGGGATTCTGATTATAGTAGTATTGGTAATACTGGAGGAGAAAAGAAACACCAATTAACCATATCAGAAATGCCTAGCCATACACATTCATACAATAAGATTCGTATCGAAACTCATAAATGGGGAGACGATGCTAATAATAGACCACATCCATTCTATGATTCTGGGGCTCAAACGGGTTCAGCTGGTGGTAATCAACCTCATGAGAATAGACCACCATACTACGTATTGGCTTATGTTATGAAAGTAAGATAGGAGGTAATTATGGTAAATTCACAAGAGATAGTAGAGAGAACCTTCTATATATGCCTATTGAATGTTCTCTTAGAAAAGAAGATGGGACTTAATCCCGAGAATTATTTACCCTTATCACCAGAGAATGAAAAGAGATTCCAAGAAGATAAGGAAGCAATAGATAAGTTCATTTACTTATTCGGTATAGGTAATAACCAGGTAAGAGGTCCTAAAACATGTCCCAGGATAACTATAGAAAGCACTGCTTATTATCCTGGAAATATCGGAGTAGAGAAATACATCATTGGAGATAAATTAGATGCAGGCAATTATCAGATGTCTGAGTTCCCTTACGAAACCAAAGATATCACTATTGATATTCATCTGGTATCAACTACTCAGAATGATATGAGATTATTACACTCCATTCTTCATGAGGCTTTACCTACTCGAGGTTATATAAGACCTTACTTCAATGACTTAGAAGAATGGGATAAAGGTAGGATAGCTCCTACAGGGAATCTATTTATAGAGATTGGTAATTTCTATGATCATCCAGATGAATCCCATGGATTATTGGAAAAGGTATACCAATATATATGTAAGGATGGTATTATACCAGAAAAACTGGTAGAAATGGGGGATCTAATACCTATAAAAGATATAAGTCTTTTACTAGGACCAGAATACCAAAAGGACGAGGAGATGCTCAATCTCAATATACATGTTTAACTCAAAAATTTACTAAAATGAAAAAGTTAGTATTTATGCTGATGGCACTCATTTTGCCAGTGTCATTGTTTGCTGCAGAAGTAGAACCCTCAACAGGTTCAGAGTTCGTAATCAATCTGGGTACCTTTACGGGTATAGTAACTTTGGTATCATCTTTGGTTACTCAGATACTAAAGGTAATACCAGCTATTAAAGACAACAAACTTGCTAAGATTGGTATATCTGCCTTAGTGGGTATTCTTGTATGTCTTATAGCTTGGGGATTACAACTTACTCCTTTATTGGAAAACTATCCTTTCTACCAGGTATTAATTTATGGATTAGCCGCTGGTTTATCAGGATGTGGTTTCTATGATGTGATTAAGGCTATCGGAGGTTTATTTAAGAATAAAGAGGATTAATTTTCTAATAATACCAGTAAGGTAACGATACTTACTGGTATTAATTAAATTAATGTATAACCTATAAAACACAAGGATATGTCAAAATCACCAAGCGTTGTTTTTAAATTCGAGAACAACAATGTTCAACAGACTACTCCCCTTTTAGGAGTATCATGTTTCTTGGCTAGAACCGAAAAAGGTCCCTATGATGATCCTTCAGAATTAATCACTTCTTTCCCTCAATTCCAAAGAATATTTGGTAAAGAGATTGTACCTGATGGTTCTGTATCTAACATAGAGAAAGCTTTAGTAGGAGGTTCTAAGCTAAGAATTATTCGTGTATTGGGAGCAGGTGCTAAAAAAGGTACCATTACTAAAGCAGAAAACTCCAGCGTATTAGAAGAAGATGAAATTGAAGTAGCTTCTGCTATACCTGGGGAGGTTCAAGCTTCTGAAGTAATGAAATTTACTTCTGGAAGTATAAATGTAAGCTTCGGTTTGGTAACTAAAGGATATGGTGATCCTATTGGTTCTGGAGAAACCTTTAAGGTTGGTTTCTCTAAATCAGTGAATACCATCTTCTATAACATATATGATGCCAATGGTTCTATCCTGGAATCTGGTCCAGTAATTACTTATAAAACTAGGGATGATCAGAATAAAACCTCTGTAGATTACCTGGCTTTAAGCAACTTTGCTAGTAATTCTGCATACCTGGAACCTAAGATGGTAACTACTACAGATAAGATTAAATCTTTCGAAAACTTAGTAGCTTGGCTTCAGACTTCAATCGACCAAACTGAGAACTCATTAACTGTTCAAGTTGGAGGTAAAGAACCTACTACAGAAGAGATTATGTTCGATGGTACTCTTGGTACGGCTGGAGCAAACCCAACTGCTGCTGAATGGATTTCTTCTCTAGACTTGGTAAGGGATTATACTGACATATATCAGTTATCATGTTCTCATATTCATCAGCATCTGAAAACAGACCAAGATGCTTTGAAAGTACACCAGGTTGCTAAGGTGATGTGTGCCGAATTACAAGAATACACCTATTACATTGAAGTACCTAAATATACTACCCATTATTCTGAGGGAACTCAACCAAGAAATAAGCAGAGTATTATAACCTGGATTAATAACTGTTTGGGTAGTATCGGTAACTCCAAGTATGTAGCATACTTTGCAGGTGGTATCAAGTACTACAACGAATTCGGATTACTTAGTAATTCTGATGTAATGGGTACTATCTTCGGTTTGGGTGATACCTCGGCTTCTAATTATGGGCCCTGGAAATCATTTGCTGGTATGAATCGAGGAGTAATCTATGATGGTAATGGACCAGTAAGTCCCAATTATGGTAGTGATTCCCGTTACGATGAACTAAATGAATTGGCTCAGATGTACGCTAACATGATTGTAATTAAAGATACTCCATCCTCTGGTAAACAAACCATGTTATGGCATTGCTTCTCTTCTCAAGTAAAACAGGATTCAGAAAGATTCCTTTCAATCGTAAGATTGAATCTGTACTTGAAGAAGACTCTTCGTCCTATCTTGAATAAATATTTAGAAGAACCCAATATTTGGGGTACTTGGAAGAATATCTATCTTGAGGTAAAACCAATCTTGGATAATCTGGTAGATGAAAACGCTATGTCAGAATATGTATGGATGGGTGATCAGGATGCTGGTTCTTATTCAGAACTCTCTGTAAATAACGAAGCTGATGTCCGTCAGGGTAAATATAAAGTAATCCTGAAGTACAAGGATATTGTTCCTATGCAAGAAATTACAATTAACATTGTAATCGATGCAGCTTCTAAATCAGTTAACATTTCAGAAAACGAATAACATTAAAATCATAAAACATGGGAGCAAAAGTAAAGAATCCTAGAAAGAAATTCCTATGGAGCATCGCTTTCCCAAAACATCCTATCAATACATATCTATTCCAGACTTGCCAACTTCCGGATATAGAGATTGACCAGGTTGCTCATGGGGATGTAAACAGGGATGTAAAAACTGCCGGTAGAGTTACCGTAGGTAATCTGGTAGTAGAGAAACTTTTAACTACTGCTGGTTCAGATACCTGGCTTCAAGATTGGTTATATTCTTGCCAAGATATGATAGCTGGAGGTGGGTTAGTTCCTAGTGAATATTGGGAAACTGCCATTGTAAATGAACTTGCAGAAGATGGAGTATCTGTCCTAAATACTTGGCTGCTTGAAGAAGTTTGGCCTTGTAAAGTAACTGGCCTTGACTTAGATCGTATGGCTTCAGAAAACACAATAGAAAATATCGAATTTTCTGTTGGTACTTGCGATAAGTATTAACTCTCTTAGTCATTTTCTTACTAGAGTTTTAGGTGGAGGGGTGGGATTCCTAGATAAGGAGTTTCACCCCTTTCTTGTTGATACCTACCGCTACTATGAAATTATGAACTTTTAAAAATTAGATAAAATGGATATGACACTAAGAACCTTAGTATTCACTGCTCCTTCTGGTAGACTTTTTGAAATCCGAGAGCAGAATGGTGAAGATGAAGAGATTATCACCAACCCGGTGGATTCAAAGAATCTTATGAATCTTACCAAGTATATTTCAGCAATAGTAGTTAAAACGAATGCTACTAAGTCAGGTAAATTAACCATAGAAGATACTCTTAAGTTACCTTTGCTGGATAGATATTGTATCCTATTTAATTCTCGAATCTTCTCACTGGGGGAAGAAGTAGAATTTACTTATAAATGGGATAACAAGGATTCTGTAACTTACTCTCAGGACTTGAGAGAATTTCTTTTTGATTATGCAGTACTTCCTACAGAACAAGAAATGGAAGAAAAACCCAATGCCATTCCTTACTACCCGGGAAGAAAAGGAGAAGATGGATTTACTCTTATGCAATATACAGAGGAATTGAACTCAGGTAAGGTAATCCAATTCGAATTGATGGATGGAGAAAAAGAATCTCAGATGGTTCAGCTTTCACCAAGTAAACTTACTCGACACTCTACTCTTCTTCTTCGTAATCTCAAGTTAAAGGTAGATGATAAATTTGAGAAAGTAGAAAATTTCTCTCTATTTTCATCAAGGGATATGGCAGAAATCCATCGGTTGGTAAATACAGTAGACCCAATCTTCCATGGGTATACTCAAATCGAAAACCCAGAAACTGGGAACATGATGGATTACCCAATTATGGCTGCTCCTGATTTTTTCTACTTGACGGGAGATATAATTTAGAGGAAGATTACATATACATTACTCGGGCTGAGATAGTCTTAGACTATCTCACCTTTTTGTGTCTACCCGTTCGTAAAAGAAAGAAATTCCTACTCATAGCTGAGAATTATTATAAACAAATGAAGAAGAAAATGTCAACATGATAGGAGATACAAGAAGTTTAGTAGAAGTCGGGGTATCAATGGTACTCCGAGATAAGTTTAGCTCTGAAACCGGTAAAATTTCACAATCATTCAACAATATGATGAATGATATGAATGACTGGAACAGGGCTATTCAGATGAGTGCAGGTAATGCTGTACAAAACAGTATGAAATTCCTTGGAGGCATGGCAGAAGCTTATCAGTATTCGGCCAAGGTACAAGATACTATATTCATGGCCTCAAAGATTGCAGGAGCTACAGCTGAGCAACAAACAGAAATGATGCAATTAGCTCAAGCAGTCAATGCAGTTACTCCCTTGACTGCTGCAGATATTGCTTCCGGTCAAAGATATTTAGCAATGGCAGGTAATACAGTAGAACAGATAAAGGATATGACTGGGCCTGCTGCTAAGTTAGCATCTATCCTTGGTCAACCATTTGGAGGTAAAGGAGGTGTAGCTGACTTGATGACTAATATCATGTCAATGTATGTTATACCTTCTCAACAAGCTACTAAGGTTACCGATGATTTATATACTGCTGTAACTAATGCTAATATGTCTCTTACCGATTTGGCTCAAGCTATTACTTATGCTGGAGCTGATATGGCTAATGCAGGCTATGACTTAAGACAGACTGCTGCAGCTATCGGTGTATTGGGAGATATGGGTATTCAGGGTTCATCAGCCGGTACTGCATTAGCAAATATGATTCGTTATTTGCAACTTTCTTTAGCCGACCAGAAAAAGAAAGGGTTTAGTGCATTAACTAGTTTAGGTTTAAGTCCACAAGATTTCTTTGATGCCGAGGGTAATCTTATTCGATTAGATAAGGTATATCGTAAGTTTGGAGAAGCTCTTATGAATAAACCCCTTCTGGAAAGAACTAAAGCTTTCTATAATATCTTCGGAGTTCGAGGTACTCGTGATATCTCTAATCAGATTCGAAATATGATGTCGGGTTCTGATAAGATGACTAAGATCTTAGAACAATATGATAAGAACTCCGGCATAGTAGAACAGGTTACTGAGGAAAGATTGAAGACTCCACAGGGTATCATTGAAGCTTTCAAATCTAACTTTGAAAACTTAGTAGTAAATATAGGGTCAACTTTAGCCGACGTCTTTAACCCAATATTAACTGTATTCACTAAGATATCCCAATGGGTACAAGGAATAGCTGGTACTATAGGAGGTCAGATAGTAGTTAAAGCATTAGCTTGGGGTTCAATTACGGCTTTAGTAGTAAATGGCTATAGGTACCTAGCTGCTACTGGCAGAATGCTTTCTACTTACATGCAACAAACCAATACCCAATCTCAGGCTACAGCAAGTGGAGTTAGTAAGTCTGCAGCTGCAGCTGCAGTATTGGAGACCCGATTAATACATATCACTCAGATTATGAGGGAACAATATTACCTTCAAAAGGCAATGGCTTTCGGTTGGACTGCTGGACCCAGAGGAGGTTGGTATGGGCCTGATGGTAAACGTATTAGGAAGTTTGGAATACCTGGCCCAACATTGGGAGGTCTTGGAGGAGGTACTACTAAACCACCTACACCTCCTGCAGGTCCGGCAGTAGCTAGGTTAGGTATGAAAGGGTTACTTGGTAGGGTAGCTGGATTCTTGGGAGGCCCTTGGGGAATGGCCATTGGTATAGCATTACCTCTTGTAGCAGATTATTTACCCAGGTTAATAGATTCCTTAAACAAGAATACTGATTCTAATCTATCAAGGGAAACTCTAACTAGTGATGAATATTTAACCGAGAAAATGGCAAGAGCTATCAGGGCAGCTTTACTGAATGATAAACCTAATGGTACTGTTAACATTACTATTGATGGAGCACCAGTTGGTTCGGTAGCTCCAGGTGAAACTTTAGGAGTTAATTATGCTACTCAAATTGGATTAATACCTTAAATTATGGCAAGAATATTAGGAAAACTAGCGGGTAAGGTTGTTAAGAAATATAATAATCTTACCCAAGATACTGCTGGAGTACTTACGGGTCCCCTAAATAAACTATGGAGAGCTAAGATACACCTTAACCGATTAACTTCAGGTTTACCTAAGGATACTGCTCCTCGAGGTAAACTGTTTAATCCGAATGGAGCTTTGGGAGAAAGGGAAAGATCTTCCAAGAATCCATTACTCAACAGTTCTCTTCAAAGTATTAGGAGATTACAACTTCAGCATGGAAATCTTAAGATTGACAGAGATGATCCTGCTCAAGGTAGGACTGTAGTAGAAAACAATAAACTTTATGGAGTAAGCCAAGATGTAAGAAAACTGAATCAGGTAATCATCTATAATACCAATGTTAGCCCATACCAATATATTGTTTTACAGAATAGACCTCTGAGCTTTGACTTTAGAGGAGAAACAACTTGGGCTACCATTAAGTCCATGGGTAGAAATACTCCTATGTATCATTATACTGGTTCAGAAGATATTGTACAATTCAATGTATCTTGGTACTGTGATGATCCGGATAATCCTGCTGAAGTATTAACTAAATGTAGGTTATTAGAATCATGGAGTAAATCTAATGCTTATCAAGCAGCTCCTCCAATCTTACAGATTCAGTGGGGAAATTCTGATACTTTTGAAGGTCATTATTATATACTTACTTCTGCTACATATTCTCTTTCTAATTTTAGAAATGCTTCTAGACAACGTATGAAAGGCTCAGTAGATATAAGAGAAGACTTAAACCTGTATCCTGCTACTGCTACTCAAGAATTAATATTCAAACGAGTAAGCTCATATAGTTTATCTTATGAGGATATTGTTAAAAGTAAAGCTGCAGAAAAGACTGTGGGTATTTTTACAACCGATAAAATCAAGTAACCATGGATATAACTTCTTATTTAGTTGGAGCAAGTCCATACGATAATGGATTTACTCTGAATTATGGAGATGGAGATTATTCTTTAGAATCCTACCCATTACTTATACCCTCTTCTCCCAATGACTTTCAGCATACCTTGAAAGAGGGTGAAACTCTACAGAATATCGCTTATAGGTATTATGGAGATTCTGGTAAATGGTATATTATTGCTGAGTATAATAACATAATAAATCCGTTCACTGAATTAAAAGGTGGAATGGTATTAATGATACCGGCTTATGGAAGTTAAAGCAAATAATCCCATATTATATAAAGGCACAGGTACTCCTTACCTAGCCATTTTTGATAATCAAGGTATACCAGTTATGAACCCTCTTACTGGTATACCTTTAGGAGCGTATATAAGTAGCTGGTCATATGTATATGATGAAGAAAAAGAAAACTTAGCTACAATAACTATTGATACTGGTAATCCAGATACTGTAGATGTAGAAGCTTTACAGGAAAATAGAGATATCTTTTTACAGTGGGGATATATTTTTAGTGATGGCACCTTTGTATCAAGCCCAGCTATAAATATCAAAGTAAGAGATTTCGATTGTATATTTGATTCTACAGGTACCCATATAACTATCAAATGTATCGATGGTACAAATCATCTTAGGTTTATGCCACCTCATAAACCCACCGAGGATACCGATGATAGTATGGTTAAATTCTTGGATTCAGGATGCGGATTAAATGTTGGAGTAATAATAGAAAGGTTTGAGTAATGGCAAATATAATAAGTAATCAAGCTTATGAAGCTATACAGGTACCAACAGAAGTTACTCCCGAAGTACAGGGTACCATTCTGTATGCTAATCAATTTAGTGGCATAGGTCAAGTTGGTATGCCAGACGATTTAGCTGAAGTACTTAATTCTAACTTAGGTACAATAGGTAACAATGTTCTAGTTCAACTAGAAGCTAAGATGGCTGCCTATGGTAATGGGCCTTGGTATGTGGATAGTAGAGATGGAGTAATTTACATACATAATCGTAAGTTTCAACAACCTCCTCATCATACCTATATATTCCAAGCTGAAAACGGAGAGGTATTAAGAGTATCTTTTACTACTCAAAGATCTACTAAGCAGAAGATGATGCAGGTGGGTAATACTATAAAACCTGAGGATAAGCAAATGCAAATCCAGGTAAGTTACATTGATGATCAACAAAATGAGATCCTACATGACCCACTACAATTGGATGCCCTATCTACAGTAGATGTACAAAGCCCAGGATTGTTTCATAGATCCCCAGAAGTTTTAAAACCCAATGTTGATAGTAAAGTAGAGAAATGGAAAGGAGATAGGTTGAAATCCTTAGATGAAGAATTAGCTTCCAAAAAACAAGCTCAAAGACTAAAGACTGAATCTGCTAAGAAAGAATATGATGCTAAAGGTACTGGTTATTTAGATGCAGGTGGTGGATTAGAGTCTATGTCTGATACAGAATTAAGAGATGCCACTTCTCAAATGCTAGAGGAAGCTTATACTAAAGGAGAACTAACTAATATAAAATCTTCTATTGATGCACTAGTAGCAGGAGGAATGGACCTTACTTCTGCAATGAAACAAGTATACCAGGGTTTAAATTTTGTATTCAAAAATAAATACACTGAGGTATGGACTGAAGTTTGGGAAGATCCTCGTTCATATTCTTCTGGGGAATTAAAGTCTTCTAGTCGTGTGAATAGTATGACTGAACTAAATGCCGAGAAAAGGAAAACTCAGGAGGGATTAGCTAAAATGCAAGAAGACCCAAATATCATTGTCTATCCCTTAACTCTTCATGAAGAATCCTATTATCCTCAAACTTATAATCCAGTCCAAGCTGGTAGAGGTCCTGGAGATAATCATGGGTACTATCGAAGCCGAGTAAAGGTATTCAAAAAGGTAAAACAGCTTTTGAAAGTACCCGCTTGGAAAACTCTTACTAACTTATATGATAGAACTGGAGGAGTAGGCAATAGAGAAAGAGCAATGAGGATAAATGCTAATGGAGGTTTAAAGATAACCGAGAAAAAACTAATCTGTCAAATGCAAGTAGTAGGAAGACCTTCATTAAAAACCTCAATGGTACTTCAGCTTTTGAACGTTGGTAAAAGGTGGTCAGGATATTGGTATATAAAGAAATGTACTCATAGAATGGATGCTGGTACAGGATATATTACTGACTTAGAATTAGTTAGGAATAATGGAACCGCTGGCTTTCAAGTTGCTGCTGGTAATATTAATACTCAAGATGTGGTATCTAATAATGCCAGAAGTCAAGGAACTACTGATGTAGGTAAAAATAAAGCTGGAGATGCTCATTCTTCTGATTTTACCATAAATGCTACTAAGGCAGAATATGAAGCCTTCAAAGCCTTGGATGGTAATACCGAAGAACAAAGAAAGTTTGTTCAAGATATGATTATCTATAGGGAACAGAATGCTAATACTCCTACCAAAGGTAATGATGGCATCATAGAAGTAGAAAGAACTGTATACCAATCTACAGGTAAAGATGGAGAAGATGTAGTTACCATTACTAATGTTAAACGTAAAAAGGTAGAAGCTACTAAGGATGTATATCGAAAGTATAATTTCAATATAGATTACATTATTAAACAGATGAACCAAGACTTTTCTAAAACTGAATAATATGGCTTATGAATCAGCAAAAACAATAACTGAACAAGGATTAGAATCCTTGGGAAGATACTATTCAGTGTACAGGGCCATGGTAGTTAATAACACAGACCCAGATCATATGAATCGTATAAAAGTGGCTATACCAGAGGTAATGGGAGGAATAGTACTCTGGGCTTATTCAAAGGGTCAACATGGATCTACTGGGTCTGGTTTTAAAATGATGGCTCCTAAGAATGGTGATATAGTATATATTACCTTTGAATATGGAGATCCTAGTAAACCTCTATGGGAATATCATGGTTGGGCTCAAAACCAAATACCCGATATCCTGGATGATCCTGATACTATGGGTATAGTTACACCTAATGGGAATAGAATCTGGTTAAATGATAAAGATGGATCACTCAAGATGTACTTATATGGGTCTGCTACTATCTATGCTGAAGGCCCAGTAAGTATAAATTCTAAAGCTCAGGCTTATGTGAATGCTTCAAAGGTTATAGTAAACCAGGGTAATAATGATGGGATAATCAATATCAACGAATTAACCGAGAAACTAAACCAATTAGTTTCAGAGATAGAATCATTAAAAGCTCAATATAATTCTCATACCCACTCTGGTATTCAATCAGGACCTGCAGTTAGTGGACCTGTTATTACTCCAGTCACGAAACCATTTTCTACTTTTAATAAAACAGATTATGAGGATTCTAAATTTGTACACTAATGGCAAATAACTTATACACTAATGTTATCGGTATTGGACCTTTGTTTCCAATACGGATTACTGAGAATGAAAAGGGAGAGAAAGGTTGGTATCCCGTAAACGGAGATATTGAACTTGTTCATAACAATCTATCTGCTCTCCTTTGGTATGATATAGGTCAAAGATTCAGGCAAGAAGATTTTGGTACTAGGCTATGGGAATGTATAGAAGAACCTAATACTCAGGCTTTAGCTTTTTTGGTAAAAGACTTTTTAAAGAAAGCTATCTCTACTTATGAGACTAGGATTACTTTTAAAAGCCTGGATATGAGGTTAGAGGGTACCAAACTTTTCATTGAAATGAATTATGTAATTAATCAAACTGGTAGCCAACAGGTATTGGGTATTAGTTATGATAGGTCTGAAAATATTTTAAAACCTTACTAATATGATAACGAATAAATGGCTAAACCCTTATCAGAGATCCTTTCAACAGATTAAAGCTAAGTTGATTGAATCTCTTACTACTATCAAGGATAAGAATGGTCAGACTCTTATTACGGATTATTCCGAAGGTAATATTCTGATAATTATCCTGTCTTTGTTTGCAGCTATTGCTGAAGTACTTCATTATTACATTGATAACGTAGGTAGGGAATCTTTCTTATCCACGGCTCGGCGTTATGATAGTGTAGTAAAGCATGGCTTATTGGTAGATTATCATCCAAGAGGAGCAGTAGCTGCTTCAGTAGATGTAATCCTAACCCGTGATCTTACAGGTAGTAATATTGCTTCTAGGTTAACTATCCCAAAAGAAACCCTCTTTACAGATGTTAACGGTAACTCCTGGCTTTCTGCTAGAGATGTAACTTGGTATGCTAATGTTACTACTTGTAAAATACCCCTGATTCAACATGAGAAATATAATCAGTCTGGGTTGTCAGGATTAGTAATACCTTCAGAAGGTAGGCCAGAAATTACAATAGGTAAATTACCTGATGGTAAATATTATGAGCATGGTACAATGCAATTATCCATTGATGGAACTACTTGGACTTTAGTAGATACCTTTGCTTATTCTAAACCTTCGGATAAACATTTCATGGTAACTGTCAATGCTAGTCAAGTTGCTGTAATAGTATTTGGAGATGGTACTTTTGGTTCTATACCTTCTGCAGGTCAAAAGATAACATCGGCAAGCTTTTATATCACCACAGGTATTCAAGGTAATGTACCAGCTGGTTCTATTGTACAAACTCCAGCTATAGTAAAAGCTTCTATATCTGAGGCTACTACTAGTAATCAATATGCTGCAGGAGGAGGTTCTAGTTATGAGAACTTTGGTATGTTAAAAGAACACATACCCTTGAGTGTTAAAACTCTTGGAGTAGCTGTAAGCAAACAGGATTTCGTAGATTTGGCAATGTTAGTTGATGGAGTGAATAAAGCTGCAGTAGATTATGAATGTGGCAGAAAGCTTACTGTATATATCAGTGCTGATAATGGAGGAGTAGCTGATTCGGCTATGATAAATAAAGTTTATACCCAACTATCACAGAGAGCTCCCTTAACTACTTGGCTTCAAGTTAAATCTGCAGGATTAGTAGATATAACTCTAGAGATAGAAGTAACTGGTAAGAAATCTTATAAGACCAACGAAATCCAGGCTCAAGTTCTGAATGCCCTATACAATGCCTATTCTATTGAGAACTCAGAGATTGGGGGCAAAGTAAGAATCTCCGATATCTATGCCCTGATAGATAACCTATCTACAGTAGATTACTTACACATAAAGAAGTTCTATATCAAACCCTGGCCTGTTACAATATATGGTAATAAGGAATTACTTCTGGGTCAGTTTAAATTAGAGAAGGCTAACGGCTCTATGACTTACTTCATAAACTTTACTGGAAGCAATTCATATACTGTAAAAGCTTCAAGTGGAGGATTCCAAACTACTGGCTCTGTAGGTAGTACTATAAACATTACCGATAAAAATAATGGTATCACTTTCTCTTTGGACATACAAGCAAACGGTTATCAGCAAGGATATCGTTATTCTATTACTATCTCAGAACCTAATATGGATTATGAAGATCCTGGTTATAATTTACCCGTATTCCAAAAATCTTCTCAATTGACACTAACCGTTAACGAAACTGTTTAATATGATAGACCTTAAAAAACTTATAGATTTTCTACCTTTTGAATATAAGGACCAAGATACTTATAAGGTAGATGGAAAGGGTATCTTAGAAAGGTTCCTAGAAATTTGTGGAGGTTATTTTCAAGATAATATATCCGCAGATATTGATAGTTTACTAGGAATAACCGACTTTGATACCTGCCCAGAGATTTATTTGAATTACCTCTGGGAAAGCTTTGGGCAATTACCTTTTGCAAGGTGGAATAATATTGATGAAATGGCTTTTAAAACTTATTATAATGGGTTGTTAAGTGAAGCTGAATTGAATAACCTTAAGTCTAAATGGATTTTACCTAAGAAAGGTGCTTTAGCTTTATCTACTAAACAGATAAGAGATTTACTTAAGTATTCTATATCTCTGATAAAGATACGAGGTACTTCTCAGTTCTTCGAAATATTGTTTAGAATGTATGGGTTAAACTGTACAATAGATGACCCAGCTAAATCAGGTTACGATGGTTGGTTAAAAACACATCCTTATTTTGACCAAGATCAGTACTATGATAAATCTAACTTTGATAACATTTACGGCTGTAATCAATGTATCAATGTAACCTTCCATATCACTGGTCACGGTTATTCAAGTAACTCAGGAGAATTCATAGAATTCAGAAAAGCTATAGAGAACATAATCGATAGATTTAAACCATATCATGTAGGAGCTACCATTGATTATGGTTTTAATATAAATGATAACTATCGAATAACTGCAGATTTTGTAGACCCCAATATAAATACTATTCAGCCTGGGTATATAAATTCTGTACCCATTAAGGTTACAGTTTCTAGTAATTATCAAAATGCCGACTTAAGATATCAGATATCGGGAGATGGTAATACTTGGGGTTATAAGAAGTATGAAAATGGTACTATTTTTAATGCCACCCTAGGTAATCAGACTTATTATTTTAGAAGTGTGGGAGACCCGACTAAAGTTACTCAAGTTCATGTAAAATTAAAGGGGATAGTCAAATCCTATAACATATCAGTTAATCCTACTACATTACATATTACACCAACTAATAAAGAGGTATCTGCTACTGTTACAGCTACACTTTATCAAGAAGGTAAACAGACTCCAGTCAATATACAACTAGTTGGGGAAACTGAAGTTAAACCCTCCGGTTCAACTTATAAATTTAAGGAGCCAGGTACTTATGAATTCCAGATTGTAGAATACCCAGTAAAAAGAGTTTCACTGGTTGTTACTAGAGAACCTAATAAATATAAGGTTAAATGTACTCCAGAAGAATTCAAGCTATCAAGTAATGTAACTAGTTTAGCTAAAACAGTATTAACTATTGAAGATGATTATGATGAAGAAGACTTGGAATGCTACTTGATAGGTAAAGAGGATACCAAATATAAATCGGGGGATATCTTCCAAACGTTTGGTACTGGAGTTTATAAGTTTGCTTGTACTAAGGATACTTTAGAGAATTTAGATGGTATAGGTATATTCACTGTATATACCAGTATTTCTAAATTCACTTATCAACTATCCAAGGAATATCAAACTCTATCCCTGGAAATGGGGAGTGGTTCTGTAAACCAAGAGATATATTTATCAGTAACTCCTTCCAATGATCCAGATAACCTCATAGATTATGGAGTTAGTATTTATTGTGATAATACTAAGTTAACCGATATTACTTTGAATAAATCGGGTAATGGTAAAGCTAGTGCTACCTATTCATGTAATCGATCTGGAAGTTATAGAGCTGTATGTAAAGGAGATCCCTCAGTTTATACTACATGGTCAGTATATAGTTATACTAAACCTGAAGATCCTTATATTTATATTGAAGCTGTAAACCCTGCTGATCCTAATTGGATATCCCCGAAAGATTGGGCTAACACTCCCAATAATCAAAAGGTAAACGTATCTTATCAACTTGCCGAAGGTAAATCTGCTATTATTAAAGTGATGCCTTTCGAAATAGATGGATATGATTCAGTAATACTTAGGGAAACTGGAACAGAATATAAATTTGAAGAGTCTATCACTTTAGATAAAGCTGGTACCTATACCTTTGTTGGTAAGGGTAATCAAGATAAAAAAGCTGTCTTAGTAATCAAAGACTATAATCTTGAAGTTAAGATAAGTTGTAGTCCTGAAAGAGCTACTTTAAGTGGGCAAGGAGAAGGAGAAGTATATACTACTGTGGTATGTTCTTCTAATCATAAGGATTTTATAACGGATGTAAGATTAGTAGGTCAAGCTGATTCACATCCAGTACCCTATGAGTTTAGAACTTCTAATCTTGGTACTTATATATTTGAAGCTGTTAACAAAACCGATGTAAGATGTACATTTGAAGTTACTTTAGCTTTTGATGTGCAACCCAATGAATTGGTTTGGAACTCTGATGATATTAGCAGTAAAACTTTCGAAATAGATATACCCGAAAATACAGCATGGAGAATAACCCCGAAACCTCAGGAATAAATCAATATTACGACATGTATACTGAAACATCCACTACATCTATAGTATCTAGAGGATTTACAGTAGCTTTTGCTACAGAGTGTATTAACTTATTATATGACCTTCGATGGATGATCCTATTAGCATTCATACTGATAATTGCCGACTTCTGGTTTGGAATGAATGCTAGTAAGTTAAAGGGCATATCTATTAGAAAATCTCGAGCTGGAAGAAGAACTTTTAATAAGATAATAGATTATATATGTTACTTATTAATGGGAGCAGTTCTAGGTAAAGCTATTGGAGAGCCCTATGGGCTAGATCCTTTAGTAGTATCCATAACCGTATTGGTAGTATGTTACGGATTCGAAGTAGATTCTATTTATGGTCATATATGTACATTACACGGAGTAGAAAAGAGATACAGTATCTGGAAGATACTTTGGTCTATAGTAACCTTGAAGTTTAATAGCTTATCTGAAGCTTTCAAGGATATGTCAGAACAATCTAGGAATTATAAACAATCTAAAAACAATAGTAACAATGAAAACGTACTTTAAATATGAGGGTTTGATTAAATCCAAGGAGGCAGCAGAAGCAATTGCTGCCCCTGTTGCTCTTGGTCCATTCTGTGGATTTGGCTCAGTTAAAGTATCTGGTAATAAGTTATCAGTTCAAGCTAAAGCCGAAAATGGTAAGATATTCAAAAATGATGTAGCAGATAGAATTACTGCTAGATATATGGTAAAGAATTCGGAAGATGGGGAATCACCTCAGATAAACTTCGGATGTATTTCTAGAGATGGATATATATTTATCTCGGATGATGAAGAGATTGTAGTAGATAATATCCAAGGGGCTCAAGGAGCTAATTCTGATATCTTCTTATTCGCAGTTCATCAAGAAGTATCGGAACCAATTGAAAACCCTATTACTTTCGTAGCATATTGGTCTTCATCTTATGAAAGCTTATATACTCTGTATAAACAATCACAAAACCCTTACTATCCTTTAGCAGAAGATAAAATCTCTTGGGATATAGTAAAGAATAACCCAGCTTCACATGAGAAATTAAATTATACTTATCTTAATTCTCAGGTAGAGGGTGCTTGTGAACCCTACAGAAATAGTAAGAATACCATGGTACTGATTGGAGTATATGGTTCTGGTACTGATGCTAACACAAAAGAATCAGAGAACTATGCTATCATTCCGTATGGAGGATGTTTTCCTCAACCATTACCATTTAACTCGGCTTATAATGGTTTGATGAGCCAATCAGTTAGTAGAGTAGAGCATATCCTAGAAGGATTCGGAGGTAAAGATGACCAGACTAAGGGCATAACTAATCTACAAGAATACCTTACTAATCTGAAGAAAGAACTCATAGAGATGATTAAAAACTCAGCTTCTTCAGTTCCAACTGGATTGATTGCTATGTTTTCAGGTACTACTCCTCCAGAGGGTTGGGCATTCTGTGATGGTATGTCTGGTAGACCTAATCTATTGGGTAGATTCGTAGTTGGTTATGATCCAAGTAATCAGGATTATAATACCATTGGTAACATGGGGGGAGAAGCTTTAGTAACTCTTACTCTAGATCAGATACCACCACATAGTCATAAGATTACATTTAAAGAAGAGAAATGGGGAGATAATGCTAACAATAAACCTTTCCCTAATCATACAAACCCTGATTCTGGTTATTCAGCTGATACTCAAGTAACTGGAGGAGGTAGCCCTCATGAGAACAGACCTCCTTATTTCGTACTAGCTTATATCATTAAACTATAACCTTATATAAACTTTTAAAATTATTAGGGCTTTTATATTTAAAGAACAGCTAATCGCTTTCGTCCAACACACAAGTGGAATTCTTATTGGGAAATAAGTTACACTGGAAAAGGGAACCTTATGCACTGGGTTCCCTTTTTTATGTTAGTAATGTAAGTCTTCTTTAGCTTTCTCTTCCCAATATCTTATATCTTCTTTAAGTTCTGAGATATATCTTACCGAAGATTTAGTTCTAGGCATATCAAAAAACTCTACTAATAAAATGTTAGTGATACGAGAACCATCTTTGATTCTCTCTTTAATATAGGGAGGAGGACTAAGCAATATTTCGAAAATCAAATAGGCATCTGGAGATAGGTTCTTCTTCATATATTTATATAACATATCAAGCATTTCCCCTTTAGCTTTCTCTTCTTCTGTATCATCTTCTAGTTCTTTATCATTATCGAATAAATCTTCTAATTGGTAAAGATTCTGATGATATTCTGCTCCCTCTCCATAAGCAGTTCTTAATAAATGATTCTTAAAGGTACTGAGAGAAGCTAGTATCCTTGCTTTTAAATGTTCTTCTTCACAAGTACCATAATATTTATTAAAGACAAATAACATCTTATCCCAGAAATAAGAACTTATGATATCAGGTGTAACATTAAACCTCCTATTATCAATTTGCTTAGTAAGACGTCTGATAACTGGTTTACAGATTTTATACATCCTATCAAAAGTTTCCTTATCATAATTTTCTTGCATAGGTTTCAACCTATGTATCTCTGATCCGTTGTTGCCATTTTCCTTTATCTTCATAAGTCTATGTTTAAAATGATATGCAAATATAAGTATAATAAATCAAATATAAAATAATATATTAATAAAGTTCACCTAGAAGCTGAGGATTAGTGAGTACTAGGATGAGAGTCTATATGTACAACTCTAACCGAGACTATAGAAATCTATATGATTATACTTAATTATATTGCAATATGAAAAAAGATAATACCAAGTTTGAATTTGACACCAGCTTTCAATTAGAAATCCTAAGGTATCTCTTAAAGGATAAAGAGGGAGGTCTAATAATCAAAAAGATTAAACCAAGTTACCTAGTTCTGATTGAGCATTCTTTAATTGCCGAGGGCATATTTAAGTTCTTCAAAAAGAAAAACAAGATGCCTTCTAAGAATATTCTTAAAGAAGTTATAAAAGAATTGCTTGAATCCAAAAATTATGTTGACCTAGTTACTAAGGATGATATACCCAATATTCATAAAATAATCGATGACCTATATTCAAATCCCCTGAATGATTCTGAATACATTCGAGAAAAGATATATCAATTCTCTACCTATGTAGAGATGAAGAACTTGAATGATTCTTTCGATTTAGATAACTTCGAACAATACGAAACTTATTCAAGGAAGATAGAAAAGATACTTCAAAACTCAAAACCCAAGAAAGATGATGAACCCATCTTCATGATAAGGGATATTACAGAAAGACAATTCAAACGTCAAGCAGAACCCTCAGTAATACCTTGCCCATTTAGACAACTTAATGATATTACCAATGCTGGAGGTTACCCAAAACATTCGGTAAATGTTATTCTTGATAAACCCAAAGCTAAGAAAACTTTCTTCATGGTAAACTTAGCAAGGGGATATTTAAGAATGAAGAAATCGGTTTTATATGTAGATACCGAAAATGGTAAAGAACAAATCATGGACCGATTCATTCAATCCTCTATCAATAAAACTAAGAAGGAATTATACTCGGGTGAATATGATAAACTCGAAGCTAAACATCTTCGTAAACTTGCAAGATTTGGAGTTGAATTAGTAGTTGAAAGAGTTCCTGCAATGATTACGGATTGTAATTATATAAGGGAACTTATAATTAAGCTAAGAAACCAGGGTATCAATATTAAAGTACTGATGGTGGATTATGCAGGAAAGCTTGCTTCAATTGCCAGAGATAAAGAGGATTTCGACCGTATATCAAATGTATATATCGATATTCAGAATCTAGCAGAAGAAATGGATTTAGATATTGTATGGACTGCTCAGCATATTACCAGAGAGGGTAAGAAACATAGGACTACTAGATATGATGAGAATGATATATCTGGTTCTATTGCAATTATTCGTAATGCTCATACAATAGTTGGTCTTAACTCTACTGAACAAGAAGAAAAGGATGATATACTTCGTTGTGAATTAGTAGTACAAAGAGATGGTTTATCTAGTGGTAGAGCATTATTCAAATGTGATGTTGAAAGGCAAAGATGTGTAGAGTTTACTAAAGAACAACGTAAACAGTACGATGAAATATATGGTGAAAAGCTTGAGGAATCTCTTAAGAAGAAAGGGAATCCTGATGCTAACGAAGAAAAGTATAATAAGAAACAAGGCGATATATAAACCTAAAACATTAAGATTATGATTAAGAGATTAGAAGGAATTCAAAAAGGTCAGAAGGTTTACTTAGTACCTTCAGATTCAAGATGTACCCCACAATATGCAGAAGTATATTCAGTGGGTCCCAAATATATCAAGTTAACTGGAGTTAATATAAGTTTAAGGGAGTTCTTCTCTGAAGATGGAAGATCTGCTAAATGGGGAGGATGGGAACTTTTCCTTTCAAAGGAATCCTATGAAGAACATAAAGAATTACTTTCACTTAGGTCCCAGGTAGTTACTTTATTTGAGCAAATGGTACTGAAATGCGAAGACCTAGATAAATTACGTAGGCTAAAGAAAAGATATGCCGAATATGATGACCCATTACCATTTTAACCATGAGTAAAATCACTAATGAATTTAAAACCAAGCTCTACAATTATTTTATTAAGAGCTTGGGCGCCTATCAATATAAACATGGTTGGATGAAATTACCCGTATGCCCCTTCTGTCATAGGGAACATAAAATGGGTATCAATCTTTCTATGTACCGTACCAATTGTTTTAGATGCAATTATCATATGAATCCTGCTCAACTAGTAATGGATGTTGAAGGATTTGATACTTATGCAGAACTTTTAAAATTTCTAGATAATGGAAACTTTACAGACAAAGCTTTCTCAGAAGAGAAAATTGAATTATCCGATGCTAAGCCAGTCTATCTACCAGATGGGTTTAAACTCATTAATCAAGGAACATCACAAGTTGCAAGAAGCATTAGAAGCTACATGTCTAGCCGTGGGTTCACTATCGAAGAATTATCAAAACATGGTATCGGATATGTTGCCACAGAAGGACCTTTTTTTGGGTACCTCATTATACCCTATTATTATAAAGGGACGCTCAGGTATTACAATGCCAGAAATGTTATTGGACAAGGTCCAAGATACAATAATCCAAATAAAGATATTACAGGGCTCGGAAAAGAATTCATTATCTTCAATCAAGATGCCCTCGACATGTATAGTTCGATATTTATCTGTGAAGGAGCAATCAATGCACTTACTATGGGAGACAGGGCTATTGCCACCATGGGTAAGGCAATCAGTGCTTACCAAGTTAACCAGCTTATCAAATCTCCAGTTAATAGATTTATATTACTCCTGGACCCTGATGCCATCAAATATTCAATCAACCTGGCTTTCAAATTGGTCGCTTATAAAAAGGTCAAAGTTATACAATTACCCGAAGGTAAAGACTGTAACGATTTAGGCCGTAAAGAAGTACTTAAGTTAATATATAATACTCGGTACCAATCTTATCAAGATTTATTGAAACTAAGAAACTCCTTGGATTGAGGATTTCCTATTATATAATAAAGGAATAATTATGAGAGACCCATCGATTCATATAACTAAGCATCAATTCGAAAAAATCCTATCTCAGTTAGAGGTATATAATTTTCCGATTGATGCTTTCTTTGTTATTGCTCGTAAAGAAGCAATAAATACTAGAGTTGTAGTTGTTACAAACAATAAGACAACTAAGAAAGTTTCTAACATTTTACTAGCATCTAAGGGGGATGCTGCTTTAGTTGCTGATATTATATATGCAACTCGTATAAAACTAAAGCATAGAGGAGTTAGAAAAATAAGAGAAACAGAACCAAGAAATTGGGCAGTATGTAAAAAGATAGCTGAGCTCTGTAATCAATTCTGTGAAGATTTTCAATTAGATACCCGGGAAGGTTTTATTAAGTATATCGAACTAGGTATCAAGAAGATGGAGGGTAATTATAATAACCTCCTAAACAGATTATCTTCTATGTCAGAAAAGATTTCAGATTTATATTCTGCTACATTGGAAATGGAAGATGATTCTGGTAATGCTAAAGCTATCCATGATTACTTCATAAAAAGGGTAGCAGATGTTACGGGTATATATGAATCATTTGTTAATCAACCAGATAAATATATACACTTTGTAAGGCTAGATAAATTCCTATCTGAGAAAGGATGGAACCCAACTCAATTTATCGATGCTCAATTCGAATCCCTTGCTTGGTGTAATGGTTTACCCGAACCTAGTCAGATGTATAATGACAAGGCTATCGAAAGGTATAATAAATACCTATTTAAACATAAGAATCATTCACAATCGGAGGAACCCAAAGTAGAGGGAAGCCTCTGGTCAAAAATTAATAAATTATGAAAGCTTTTAAAAATCGTTTAGAGGAGATGGCAGAAGCCACCGTAAATGCTTTGGATTATTCCAATAGCAAAGTAGAGTATCCTGATATTTCTATGGTTCAGAAATGGCCTAAGGAAATAATTTTACCTCTGTATGATTTATATAAAAATACCCGGTATTCAGAATTAGCTTCAATCCTTATGTATACTCAGCATCAGGCTAGATTTGAAGAAATAGGGGAATTGATGCTAGGTATCGGGTTAGTAGAAATGGTACATTATGATAAGCTGGGAGACTTTTTATTAAAAGCTTCCGATGTAATGGATACCGATATCCCAGGAAATAATCAGTTAACTGTACATCCTATAATAGATCTTGGTACTTCATCAGAATCTGCTTTAAGATTATCATTACAAGCAGAAAAAGAAACTCTAGAGGAATATTATAAAGTATTCGATTCTCTGAATAAAAAAGAAGAGTATATAAAGAGAAGTGATTATATTCCAGTTGCCCATCTTATCCAGAAATTTAGGGCTGATGAAGAATACCACATTGCTCTTTTAAAGAAAGCTTTGAAAGAATACGAAGATTCCGATGATGAACCTAAGAAATGTAAATCAGTAACAGTAATCATATGAAAATCATAATTCGTAATTGTAACGTTGCAGAATTAGATATACCTCTAAAATATGCAACTAAGTTATATAACGAATTTGCTATCAGACACCCCAATGCCTTTTACCTCCGTACTAGGCAACGGGGTATGCAAAACTGGGATGGCAAAATAAAGTATATAACCAAGACTGGTCAATTTAAGATAGGCTTACTCCCTTCAGTATATAAAAGATGTATTGAACTTGGAATTAAGCCTATCATAGTAGATATGAGACAACCATTACCAAAAGTCAGTAAAGTTGTAACTAAAATAGGTAAGTATAAATTAAGACCCGAGCAAGAGAAAGCAGTTAAGGCAATCTTATCTAATAAATTAGGCAAAACACCTTTTCAAATCGGAGTATTAGATTATACAGTAAATGCAGGTAAGACTTTGATTATGTCTGCCTTATATTTATCATATAAGAAGCAGTTAAAGACTTTGCTTATAACTAATGACTCCGATTGGTTAAATCAAGCTAGAGATGAATTTAAGCAATATCTACCGGGAGAAGATATTACCTTTGTTCAAGGTAAAGTTTTAAACTGGAGTAATTTTACCATTGGTATGGTTCAATCTATTTCTCGGAATATGAAATATTATCAGAATGAACTTGCTAAGATTGATATGGTATTAATCGATGAAGCTGACCAAGGAGGTAGTAAGCAATATCAGAATGTGATCACTAGGTTATTTAATACCCGAGTTAGAATCGGATTATCTGGTACCATTTATATGAGTAAGCTTGCCAAGGATAAAGTTAAGAATATGAATTTACGTTGTTTCTTTGGCGATGTAATAGCAGAGTTTAAACTTAAGGACTCGATTAAGAAAGGGTATTCAACAAAGACAATTGTAAAAACAGTAGAAGGTAAACCTTGGTTTGGTAATTGGGAATCAGATTGTATGGCCTATAATGAAATATATGATGATTCCATTACCAATAATAAGATTGCCTGGACCATGGCATTAGATAGGTTGAAATGGAACCTTAATCAAGGTAGATATCCTGCTCTCGTAGTATGTAAGCATATTGCACACTGTGAAAATCTATATAAATTCTTTAAAGAAAGACTAGATAATACCTATAATATTGCTTATGTGCATGTTAATACTCCTACTAAATTAAGACAACAGATAATGAAGGATTTTAGGGAGGGTAAGATAGATATCCTTGTATCAACTACAATTATTGCTCGAGGTAAAAACTTTCCTAAGCTCAGATATCTGTTGAATACTGCCAGTATGGATTCTCAAGAAAAATCAATTCAGTTCTTAGGACGATTGGTAAGAAAGGATGAATCCAAATCCAAAGTTTACCTAGATGATTTGCATTATCCCGGGAATTATTTAAGTAGGCATGGGAATCATAGAAGAAAGTATTATCAAGATCAAGGACTTAAAGTTATCCGGTTAAGTAAGCTCTGGAATAAGTACCCTAGACATAAGCCTTTTCAAGGATAATAATTTCTGACTATGAGTATATACTTTTTCTCCGTAGGAGGAAAGGTATATTACATGTTACGTTAAGAGGCATTAACCATTAATAATCATAAACAATGAAGATTCTACAAAAAATCAAATCATTATTCAATTGTTCTGTAATACTTCCAGAACATATATTCAATGGTATAGGAATAGAATACATAACTCCTATCAAAAAATCAAGAGTTAAACTCGATGAAGTTCGATATTATTTTATGATTCATTTTCAATCTGGGTTAACAATCACAGTTCAGATATATACTCCTGTAAATAAAGTACCACCCATTCTTCTATCTATCAGGGAACTATTTATAAATGGTATAGGACATTCATATATTGCTCTGTATCAAGATAAAATGATGGATGTTCAAATCATAAGATATTATCATAAAGAATTTTAAATTGGGAATTATGGCAAAGAAGAAACAAACTTTACCCGATATCAAAAATCAGGATCCCTTAGAACCTATTAATATTGCAGAACTAGGTTCTAATTCAGATCCCTGTTTTGGTATTGGTTATGACTTATCAACTAAAGAATGTAAATTATGCGGAGACTCAGAATTATGTGCATTCAAGATGTCACAGAATATGAACATCACAAGGAAAGAGCTAGAACAGAAGAATCAATACAAGGATTTGGATGTATTAGAAGACACGGTTGGAATCAAGAAATACATCCGAGGCTTGATTCGGAAAGGGAGAGACAGAAAAGAAGTTATTACCAAAACCGTTGAGAAATTCGAAGTACCAAGAAAACGTATTAGAGAACTTTATAAGGAATGCAAAAAATAGAAATGATATGGGCTATGTTCAAGGTATACCTTAACAACCCTAATTACTATGTGAAACAAGAGGACATACTTGCTAATGTATGTGGCAATGGAAGCAGGGATGTAAGGAAGATGATGAACTCCCTTGGTATTTACAGGGGAAATCCCTCAACATTAACTTATGGCCAACTTTTAAAACAATGTAATATAATATGAACAGATTTAGATTTATCAAAGTAAGAAACGTAAAATCTCCCTCAAGAGGAAACGAAGGAGATGCAGGGTTAGATTTCTATATCCCTGAAGACTTAACTCTACAGGATTTAGTAAAGGCTAATCCTCAATTAATATTTCATTGTGAAATACCTGAACCTGGTAAAGTAACCCTTGAATATAATTCAAATAACCAAGTACAAGTAATTTACATTTCTCCCTTTACCAGAATACTTATCCCATCGGGTATCAAGGGTTTATTAGAACCAAGAGATTCTATGCTGATGGCAGCAAACAAATCTGGTATATCAACTAAGAAGGGGTTCACCTATACTGCTGAGATAGTAGATTCTCCATATACCGGAGAAATTCATATAGGTGTATATAATACTTCTCATGAGTTTCAAGTAATAGAAGCTGGAACCAAGTTAGTACAGTTTATTCATGTACCCATTTATCTTACAAAACCCGAAGAAGTAACTAATGAAGAATTCTACAATGATGCTTCAACTTGGGGAACAAGAGGTAATAAAGGATTTGGATCAACCAATTAATATCATAATATATGGCAACTTTAGATGAACTAGCGAATAGAATATCGGTATTAGAGAATCGATACTCAACTTTAAACAGTGTAGTGAACGGACATACTACCGAGATACATAATCTTGATACTAGATTAGATACTGCAGAATCTAAATTGAATAATCATGAGGAACGGCTTAAAACTCTAGAAGTTAAAGTAGAAGATCACGAAAGAAGACTACAACTGATAGAGAATTCTCATATAAAGTATACAGTATCAAGAAAGGTAAAATATCCCAAGAAAGCAGATCAGGGATTCTATTTGTATCTTCCTGAAGACCTTACGATTGATACTCTCATGGAATACAATAACGGAGTAATCAAACAGAAATGGAACTGGTTGAATAGAATTTTCAATCCACAAGGATTCGGTAAAGTATCATTCGACTTAGATAGAAACAGTGAAGGACACATTAAAACCATCGTTCTTGGTCAGAACACCAGGTTATTAATACCAACTGGTATTCATATTGAAGAATTCACTCCAGTTAAATCCGTACTGAAAGCTGCAAATGAAGAAACTAATTCTATCAACAGTGGTTTAGTATACGGTATAGAAGTACTTGGTCAAATTCCCGGAGATGAAGTAGTGGTAAGTGTATTCAACCCAACTTCTGAAATCATTGGAATCGAAGCTGGAAGCGTATTGGTTCAAGTATTACATTTATTCTCTTATCATACAGTACCAGAAAAAGAATAGTTACTATGGATATTTCTAATCTGAAAGAAAAAGCCCCTGAAATCAAACAGGGGCTTGAACTTGAGAATATGTATGAGATTGGCTATCGTCAATTAGACTGTTATAAACCCTTAGAAAGGTTACCAGAATATCCCCTGGATATTAACAGTACTAAAAATCAATCTCTTATGAAAACCCTTGTATCTCAAGTAGTAGAGGAGTTAATGGAGGGTTATGAATCTACTTCTAATATAAATGATATTCTAGAAAACAAGGGATGGAATACCAATTTATATACCGACGTAGAAGAGATTCAGATAATCAACAATCTACAGAATGCTAATGAAGAACAAGCAGATGCAATAGGATTCTTCTTATCAGCTCTGATATATTCTAATATATTGCCAGAGGATATCTATAGTTGGGCAAACAAAGAACTGACTAAAGAGCAAAAGGCAGTAGAAAACTTAGAAGATGTAATGGCATTCGGCATTCATATGATTTTAGAGATGGATGCCGTTAGTAGTATATTCAAAAATTTCAAGCTAATATCCGAAACAATTGAGGATAAAACTTCCGAGTATATAAAGGGATTCAAGGAAATGAGTCCAAATTTGCATACTGATGAGAAAAATATTTTGTTTCAGATAGTGTATGTTTTGAATCTTGCTAGAAATACTCTTAAGAATCGTACATGGAAACAGTCACCAGTAATAACTAAAGAACTAGAATTCCAGGATAGGCTGGTAGAAGCATTCTATTATTATATGGGATTCCTATCAATAATGGGGTTTACTCCTACAGGTATCTATGAGTTGTATTTCAAAAAAGAACGTCTCAATGAATGGAGATGTAGAACGAACTACTAAGAAAGGAGGTATTTGTGTCGGGTTGGAATAAAAAATTAAATGGATTAGAGCTTAATACAGAAGAGCAAATTCATTCATTAGAATTTGCTACTTCACAAGAAGCATGGGAAAAGTTAAATGAAGGATTTCTAAGACTAGAACCTGCTTTATTTGCAAAAGGGGCTACCGCAAATAGTGGAGTAGCTGTGGTATATAACGTATTTATAAAAATACGTAAAGCTTGGGTAGACCCAGACTTTGATTATGGTAGGTGTTTCAATTATAAAGAAACTAAGTGGACAAGCTTACTGAACAATTATATCGATTTCAATAAGCTTGATTTATTGCGTAGTAAACTGAGAGTACTAAAAACCAAGTACAATCAGAATTACAACATAACTTATATGTTCAACAATCATCATGATAACGGTAAACAATGTTTAATTGCTGCTACATTCTCCAAACGATTTGGGGAAGACATACCTGTTATTACAATGGTAATCAGGGCATCCGAGATAACAAAAAGGTTAATCTTCGACTTCTTACTAATACAACGAATGGCGGAATATGTGTACGGACCAGAACAATCAGTACAAATCAATTTATTTGCCACTCAAATGTATGGGAATGTAGAAACCCTTCTGATGTATCATACTCATAAACCTTTGAAGAAGGTATTAAAGGGAACCGATAAGGAAAATTCTTGGATAAAGAGGTTGAATGAGGTATTCGATAAATTTCAAAACGGTAAAGAGAAAGATTTCTCTAGTTTTAAGGTATTCTTTAGAAGTTTTAAAGTGCTTCGACCAGATTTATATAAGGAAACATATAAATCTATGAAAGCAAAGGAATTACTTCTTGAATATGAAGACATTGAATATCCCGAGAATGTAATCTCTTACTCTCAACGTAAAGCATATAAGAAGAAACTTTTAAAACAGAAGAAATGAGAATTTATAGCAGTAGTTATGAGTTAATGTCTGAAATGGGCAGAGAACTCAACAGTTATGGTCAAATTGTAAAACCAAAGACTTACCAGAATAAGAATATTGAAGGTAATGAAGATTTTGTAACTAAGGAAATCATTTGCCAACAATATTGTTTAACTTCTTTGCAAGATCCAACTTGGTTATTTTTCTATTCAAGATCTAGAGAATGGGCAGATGCTGAATTTAAAGAAAGAATTGGTTGGTATGAATTAAATCCAGGTAAAGCTTGGGAACTGAGAAAAGATCTATGGGAACAATTCCTGGTAGATGGTAAATTTGATTATACTTATCCGGAACGTATTTGGAATCCATTATATACTTATGGTAGTACTTCTTTTAACTGTGATTCAGCAATGCAATCCGTTATCGAGCTCCTTAAAAGAGATAATGATACTCGTAAAGCAGTACTCCCCATATTTCATGGCACAGATTTAAGATTCCTTGATGGAAGTAAACGTATCCCATGCTCAATGTATTATGATTTCCTTATCCGAGAGAATGGTAAGGGAGAAAAGGTATTACATATTTGCTATCATCAAAGGAGTTCGGATTTTGTTACTCATTTTGGTAATGATGTATATCTTGCATGGAGATTAATGGAATATGTTGCTAAGGAAGTAGGAGTAAAACCAGGTTACTTATATCACACAATAGATTCATTACATGCTTATCAAAAAGACTGGGATAAGTTAGCCAGTTCTCTAAGAGTATTTGAGGATACTATCATATAATACATACTTTATTTCTATTTGTTTTGATGTCATTTTCACAAAATGATTTAAAGTAACTCATATCAGGTTTAAGGAAGTAGGTCTGGGAAGATATACTTCCTTTTGTTATTTAAAAACTTCTAGTATGGAAACGAAATATAAGATTATAACCAATAAACAAGAGCTAAAGAAACTTATCCAATGCTGTAAGCAAACTGGTTATGCTTCTGTAGACTTTGAAACAAATGCCGAGCCAATATATAATAAATCCTTTAAACCCACTATATTATCAGTAACTTTTCAACCGGGTTTTGGATGTTCTATACCTTTAGATCATTTCGAAACAAAGAAGTATACTTCTAGTGATTGGAATTGGAAAAAGATGCTTCGTAAATTTGGTGAAGAAGTAATCGAAAATCCTGAAGTAGTTAAGGTTGCTTGGAACTACAAGTTTGATGATCAGATATTTCAGAAGTATAATATCTATTATCGAGGAGTATGTTTGGATGGTATGCTTGCTAAATATCTCTTGAATGAAGAAAAACCCAATGACTTGAAGTCTATGGTAAGAAGGTATTTACCAGAATACGGAGATTATGAAAAGCAAGATAAATTCGATAAGATTCCATGGGATAAAAAAGAATTAGAACACCTTTGTCATTATGGATGTCAAGATACTGATTATACTCTCCGATTAATGCTTTTCTTTGAAAAGAAGCTAATTGACTTGGGATTATATAATACTTATCGTAATTTAATCATGACTGCTTCTAGGGTATTAACTTCTGTAGAAAAGAATGGTTTATATGTAGACAGGGCATTCAACCAAGAATTATTAGATTCTTACTTACCAAAGATAGAAGCAGCTAAGGAAGCAATATATAATTTACCTAGAGTAAAGAAGTTTACTAAACGATATAATCAATCCAAAATTGAAAAATACATTGCTAAATTAGAGGAAGAGATAGAAAATTTAGACCCTAGAGTAGATAAGAGAAAGATACAATCTAGGGAACAAAAGATTGCTAATATACGAGCAGGAGTTTTTACTACGAAAAAGGAATTAGAGTTAATTAGACCTGTAAGTTTAGGTAGTTCAGTAGATTTACCTCAATTAATGTATTCAGAGGAAGGATTTAATTTTGAGGTAATCAAAAAGAATGATTCTGGTAAACCAAGTACTGATGAAGAAACTCTTACTAACTTAAGATTAACTGTCAAAAAACCTGATTCACCAAAGGCAGTATTCTTGGATAGTTTATTAGAGTTGAGAGGTTTAGAGAAAATGTATAAAACCTATATTGAAGGTTGGCATGAGAAAACCCAAGATGATGATAGATTACATGGAAGATTCCTTATTCATGGAACTACTTCAGGAAGGTTATCTTCAGCAGAACCAAATGCTCAACAAATACCTAAGACTTCAGTAGACCCAAATATAAAGAAGCAATTAGTTGCTCCAAAAGGAACTCTATATATTGCTAGTGACTTTAGTCAAGCAGAGTTAAGAATCATGGCTCACTTATCTGGAGATGAAACTTATCTGAATGCTTTTAACTCTGGTCAGGACCCTCACTTAGCAATTGCTGCTACCAAATATCATGTTCCTTATGAAGAAGCTTTAAAAATATATGAGGATGAAAATCACCCAGATCATAAGATATGGAAGGTAAGGAGAAAGCAAGCTAAACAGATTGCATTTGGACTTATTTATGGAATTGGTGCTAAATTACTAGCAGTAAAATTATCTGACCCCAAATCGGGTATCATAGTTACACCAGAAGAAGCCCAAAAGGAAATGGATATATTCTTTGGTCAACATCCTAAGTTAAAAACTTTCTTAAAGAAACAAGAGAAATTCCTTAGAAAGAATGGGTACTTAGTTTCTTTATTTGGTAGAAAACGAAGATTACCCCAAATATATTCTTCAGATAGAGGAGAAGAAGCTTATGCTTTACGATTAGCATTAAATTTCCCTTGTCAATCTGCAGCTTCTGATATGTGCTTATTTGGTAGTATTTTAATATATTACCTAATGAGACAAGGTAAATTACCTTCTACAAAATCAGTATGCTTAGTCCATGATGCTAATTATCAAATCACTAAACCAGAAAACATAAACACATGGAGTATTTATGAGATGTGGCAAATTTATCGAAACCCATTAACTAAACCCTATTTTGGTTTTCAGATAGATGATCTAGATATGGAAATGGACTTTGTTATAGGTAGATCGATGGCAGAAGAACTACCTTTTATTCCTGGATATGATTATAGAAAAATGCTCGAACCCGATTTTTCAGTAGAAGAGTACATGGAAGAGCATAAGAAATATAAGCATATAAAGATAAAAGATTACCCTAAAATATTCAAGAAGGAGATAAAGAAATATAAAGAGGGATATGAAAAGAAAGTACATTAGTAATATGCCTATTGAAGGATTCTCTAAATATCACATATGTAAGAATGGCCGATTATATTCTATTCATAGTGGTACTTGGAGATTGATAAAACCAGTAGCAAAGAGTACTGGGTAATATCTAATAATCTAATATCTGATTCTGGTAAAAGAGCTAATTTCTATCGACATAGATTAGTTGCAGAAGTTTATTTACCAAATGATAATCATACTTTAGTAGTATGTCATAAGGATAACAATCCTTTAAATAATCGGGTAAGTAATTTATATTGGGGTACTCCAAGAGATAATACTCAACAGTGTATAAGAGATGGTAGATTCCCATTTCGTAAGAAGAAAAAGGTGGATGAAAATAAGTTGATATATCAATACAATATTGGAATACCCAGAAAAGATATATTAGAAGAATTTCGGATATCCACTAAACTACTCTATAGTATTTTAAGAAAACATAATGTTAAACTACGAAAATCATGAAGAAGATTTTAAACGGGCCCATGGTATGGAGAGCTAAATGCCCAGTATGTGATTGTGAATTTGAATATGATATCAGTGAAACTATAAAGGTTTATGATAAAACCCCTTTAGATGTTTTCAGGATAATATCATGCCCTGGTTGTAAAACAAATTTAAAGCATTCAGATTCAATATCTACCACTACAGAAACGAAAAGAGAGGATACTATGACAACATAACTAATTAAAATTTTAGATTATGGAAAATGACACATTAAAGAAAGAGGCCGATAAGGTAATCAATGTAACTTACATGTTATCTGGAGTATTAGAACAATCATTCCAAGAAATGGATGAAATTTTGGATAGATTACACAAAAGACTTCACCATGAAGACCGAAGGTTAATCAATTCTATCCGAAAACACATAAAATTTCTCAATTCAAACATAGAATCACTCAGAACTCATTCACTTTCTAAGATGGATGAAGAAACAGTAGAATGCTTTGATGATACTACTCTTAGATTTTATGTAATCTTCATGAAATTACTTGAAGTTGCGGGTATAGATTACCTTTGTGATTTACGATTATATTCTATGTATAATCTGTTGGACAAATATCAATCTCTTACTAGTTATCCTAAATTGGATTCTAGGGCTAAGATTGCTTTCCTACAAGTTAAGAGAGATATCGAAAGTGGTCAGTATTCTGCAGAAGATATGAAAAACGTTTTTAAGTTGAAAGATGAAAACCGAGATAAATAAACTTAAGGTAGTATTTGAGGGTAGGACCCTAGAAATAGATATTCAAAAAGAATTATCTATCAATGAGAACTTATTAAATTCTCAGCTAAAGGATTCTCCCTCTAGTTATTATATACTTGCTTCATTAAGAGATAAGTATATAAAACAAAGAGATGCTTTAGCAAGAGAAAAAGAAGAAGCTTATTCTGCTGCATGGGTATTTATAAAAGATTCCAATGAGAGGTTCAATAATGATTACGTATCTCATAAAGCTAATATAAATCCCAAATATAAATCTATTTGCAAAAGGTATCTAAAAGCTGCAGCTAAAGCTAATAAATTTATAGCTATCTGTAAAGCTTATGAGAGTAGAGAAGGCATCTTAAGAACTCTTAATGCCAATATCCGTAAGTTACAGTAGGAACTATAAAAGATTACTCTAACTAAATTTTATAAATATGTATAATTTACAACTTATATCAACTCTAGTAGCTAAGAAGCTTGGTAATAGTATTCCAGGTTTGCCTGTAGAAAATAAAATCTTGGTATATTCTCCCAAAGAGATTAATACCACTGCTTCTGGGATTATTATCCCAGATATGGTAAAGGAAGGAGTTCCTCGTAAGGGTGTTGTTATTAAATCGGGTGTAATCACAGAAGAATATCAAACTTATAAGGATCACGTGGAAATTGGTCGTATAATTGAATACGGACTGTATGCTGGTAAAGAGCATCAATTTGATAAAAACTGTTTACCTCAAGAATTACAACCTTTTTATGAAAAGGGTCTGTTCACCGTATTAGCTTTAAATGAGATTTCATACTCAGAACCCAATAACTTAGATTGATATGATTAAAGATAAGGACAAGAAGAAAAAGAAATTATCTTCTAGTGGCATGACTACTAAAGATAAGATGTTAGCCCGGAAAAAACAATTAGAATCCAAGGGTAATGGTAGTGGATTGGTATTCCCTAAAGAGGGAACCTTAAGAATGAGAATTAAATCTCCAGGTGATGACCAGGAATTGGGTATCGAATTGATTCAGTTCTATCTGAATAAAGATTTGGGAGGAGTTATTTCTCCGGCTACTTTTGATGAACCATGCCCATTTATGGAAAAGTACCAAGAACTGAAAAACTCAAAAGATCCCGATGACCAGGAACTGGCAAAGATGCTAGTACCAAGAAGAAAATACGTAGTAGGTGGAATAGTATATTCAGATGAGAAAGGTACTAAGGTAGATTACGAGGGAAAAGATAAGGGAGTATTAATCCCAAGATCAGTATACCAGGATATTATCGACCTTTACTTGGATGAAGACGAAGCTGGAGATATGACAGACCCAAGAACTGGATATGATATAAAAATTATCCGTTCTGGTTCAGGTAAGAATGATACTACATATTCTGCTCGTGCATGTAAACCTACTAAACTTGACAAGAAGTATTCAGGTAATGTAGATTTGGAATCTATAGTAAGATCTCAGATTAAAGATTATGATGAACTGGAGGAAACTTTGGCATCCTTCTTAAAAGAAGGAAGAGATTCTGATGAAGAAGATGAAAAACCCAAGAAGAAAAAGAAAGGTATTCATAAGGATCATTACATGGATGACGATGAGCCTAAGAAGAAAAAGAGAAAGTATAAGTCAGATATTTGATAAATTGGTTTTATAAATGGTTGGTAGAGGAGGTAATTCAAGAAATTGGTTATCTCCTTTATTTATGTTAATACATTACAGTATGGCAAAAGGAAAAGTGGGTTTAAAAGTTCCCTCTAAAAACGAATTACTAAAGAAATATGGGTCATCAATAGTACTTGCTTCTGAAACAAAAGAAACAGGTCTATGGTTACCAAGTACTTTCTTTGCATTGAATTATACCTTTGGCGGAGGAATCCCCTTTGGTAAAATCCTAGAAGTAGCAGGAGAAGAATCATCCGGTAAATCACTTATAGCTTACAACTTTGCTTATTCATGTCAACAACTCGGAGGTCATGTAATATGGGTAGATGCTGAACAATCATGGATGAATTCCTGGGCTAAAACTAATGGAGTTGATCCAGAAAGAGTTACCGTAGTTAATGATACTCGTATTGAGAATGTTGCTGATGCAGTAGCAGATTTGGCATTGTATTTCAGATCTCAGTTAACACACAATGAACCCATACTTCTGGTAATAGATTCAGTTGCTGCTATGGATTGTGCAGATAATATAGATTCTAAAATGACAGATGCCAAAGCCGAGATGGGAGGTAGAGCAAAGGCTTTATATAAATACTTCCGTATCAGAAGTGAATTATTTTATCGACTGGGAGTTACACAGATTTATATTAATCAATTAAGAACTGCATTGAATGTTGGGTTCGGAAAAGATAATACAACAACAACAGGAGGCGCAGCACTTAAGTTCTACGCTTCAATCAGAGCTGCTTTCTATTCAGGAAGGTCTATCACTGTTAAGCAAAAGGGTAAAGAACGCAAAGCTGGGAAACTCGTCACGGTTCGACTTATTAAAAATAAAGTTGCTCCTCCAAGACCTACAATCAGCAAATGCCCAGTATACTTCAATCCTAAGTTCCATGAGGTTGGATTTGATAGATGCTTTGGATTAGAAGATGTATTGGTAGAAAACGATATAATCGTTAAATCTTCAGGTGGAGTATATAAACTCAAGGATAAAACTCTTGCAAGAGGAGAGGAGAAATTCCAAAAGCTTTTGGAAGAAGACGATGACTTAAGAAGAAAGCTTTTAAGGAAAGCAGGTATAAATACTATTGGTACTACTCGTAAGAAACTAGAGGCTCTTACAGAAAACTGTTATCCCATAGATGGAGTAGAATACGAATCCTATAATGAATCAGAAGACGAAGAGGAAGAAGAAGATGAGTAAGAAAACGATATTATTGGTTGATGGAGAGAACATTCTCCATCAATCTTTCCATAAGTTCGAAAAACTTAAGTCTACCGATGGAAAACCAAGTGGGGCAATATTCGGATTCTTTAGATCATTACATGGGTTCCTATATAGGTGGGGCCCAGATGAAGTTATAATAACCTTTGATAATGGACATTCTCCTTATAGAAATGCCCTGTTACCAGATTATAAGGGACATAGGAAAAATATTTCAGTAGATTATGAATCTCTTCAATCTCAAAAACGTATTATTATGGGTATGCTTAAGCTCCTAAGAATTAAATATGTTTTTGATAAGCATAATTCTACTAAATATGAGGGAGATGATTTCTTAGCATACCTAGTTTTAAATAAAAAACCTACTGAGAAGGTAATCATAATATCTTCAGATAAGGACTTTAACCAACTCATCGGTAAGGATGTAAAAATAAACAATCCAAGAAAAGATGAGATGATTCATCAGGGTAATTGTAAGGAACTATTCGGGTATTCTCCTGAAGAAACAGTAGATTACCTTTCAATGGTGGGAGATACTTCGGATGATATTAAAGGTATACCAGGTATTGGTCCTGTAAAAGCTAGGAAAATATTAGATGAGTATGGTACTTTGGATAAATTTCTAGAGCATCATCATCAAACTTCTCATGTAGAGATTGCAGAAAGGAATAAGAAGCTTATAGATTTAAGATTATTCCAAAAAGAAGTACCCTTATCCAAGTTGCCCATGAAAAAGTTTGCTAATAAGGAGATAAAATACAAGAAATTCAAAGAAGTCTGTATCGAATACTCCTTAGCATCATTTATGACAAATGAATTTATGAAACCATTTAAAGATTTGTTATCATGAAAAGAATTATGTTTGTAGGACCAAGTGGAATAGGAAAAACCACTTTGGCAAAGTTCATAGAAACCAAATATGGTATACCATTTATATCTGGTAGTATGTCAGATTTAATGCCAGATACAAAAGAGATGCACCATGCTGAGTTTTTACACCAAGAATGTGGAGAACTCATAAACAAGGATTATCAATTGTTGAATCTGAGAAATAAGCTTTTCAAGGATAAAGAAACTTTTGTAACAGACCGTAGTTATGTGGATTTAGCTGCTTATTTCATATATAAGCAATCTACTAATGTCCCAGAATGTGAAATAGAGTCTTTTTTGGATATTTGCAAAGAGCTCACTATCAATCAATGTGATTTATTGATATACCTTCCACTGAGTATGACTAAGATGAAGGACTGGAAAATGGAAGATAATCATAAGAGAATCCAAAATAGATATTATCAAGTGCAGATGTCAGATATAATGGGTAATCTGCTAACTCAATGGAGTAGGTTAATTAACATAGATATATTGGTAGTACCTCAATTAGACTTCTATGATAGAATACATATGATAATGTCAAGATTGGATTGATATGAAGAAACAAGTAATAGCAATAGTCTTCTCGGATTTGCACCTGAATTTGTGGGCTAAGTTCAATGAAGACAATAAAAGAACCCTGAATCACTTCAGGGTTTTGTCGATTATAAAAGAAGAATGTAAAAGGTATGATTGCCCAGCATTATTCTGTGGAGATTTCTTTCATAAGCCAGAAACTATGGATCAAAGCTTAGCAAAGGTATGTTACAATGAGTTTAATAAACTGGGTAAACTAAATGTACTAGCCATAACAGGAAATCATTGTACAAAAGAATTAAGCCAGATTAATAAACCTCCTTTTAGTTGGCTTTATTTAGTAGAGAGATATGGTATAGAAATCCTTGACTATCACCATAGACCTCTATCTGCTAACCATAAAAGTATTATTGTTCATGGAGTTCCCTATGTGGATCATAATATAGGTTTATCAGATTACCTAAAGAAACTAAAATTAGAGAAAGGCAAGAAACACATCCTTATGCTTCATACTGATTATCCTGGAGCAAAAGATACTGATGGTAGGGAAATTGATTCAGTAGAAAATCTAAATCTGAACGTACTTAATAGGTTTGATTTAATCCTTTGTGGTCATATACACAAACCCCAAAGATTATCAAAGAAGGTTTATATGATTGGAGCTCCTTTACAACAGAGAAGAACCGATAAAGATTGTAAACTGGGATATTGGAAACTTTATTCGGATTTATCCATGGAATTTGTAGAATTGAAAGGATTTCCAAAATTTGTAGATGTTGAATCCGAAGATGAAATTAAGGATGATGGCAATTATTATACTATTTTACCCAAGAAAACTAGTATTCAAGTAAATACAAACCATAAGATTACTAAGCAAGTTTCTAAGAAAACTCTAGCAAAAAGATACTTAAGGGAAAAAGGTATAAAGGATGATGCTAAGAAACAACTTTTAATTGATACTTTAAATAAAGCTGAATCATGTTGACATTTACAAGGTTAAATATACAAGGATTCTGTTCTATAGATTCCTTCAGTTTACAATTAAACCAAGATTGTACAGTTCTTATCAAAGCTCCCAATGGTTTTGGGAAATCAACTTTACTTAATGCCTTAGTATGGGCATTATATGGGAAAAACATAAAGGGAGTATCTGAGGTAAATACCTGGAAAGAATACCAATCCAAAGATTATAAGGGAACCATGGTAGAAGTATTTTTTCAGAAAAACCAAGATTCCTATAAGGTAATTAGGTGTCAAAAATTTAGGGATTACCTAGAAGATGGTGCTAAGGGAAACGATAGACTTATAATCATTAAAAATGCTGAGATTATTAATATCAAGGGTAAGAATGAATTACAGAATGCCATCAATAAAGAACTAGGGTTATCCTATCTGTTATTCATGAACTCAATTATGTTCGGTCAGGGTATTAAGAGATTAATCCAAGAATCTAACTCGGATAAGAAAAAGCTTTTTGAGGAAGTCTTCGATTTAGAATACCTGAATTTAGCAAAGGGTATAGCTAATCAGGATAAAGCTGTAATCTTAAATGAGATTAATCAATTAGAATCCGAATCCCTTTCACTAAAGAAAGAATTAGAGGCAAATAAAGAAGCTTACTTCGATTTAAGGTCGAGAGAGAAATCCTTTAAGAAAGATCTCAGAGAAAAATCTAGGAAACTAAAGGAAGAACGAAAAGATCTAACTGCGTTACTTATTGCAAAACAAAAACATATTTCAGATGAAGTAGATGTAGCAATAGAACAAAAGGTAAGAAATCAGACTAAGACCGTACAGGAGATAAAGAATCGAATCAAGATAAACAAGGAAACTCTAAGTACTCCCTTAAATGAGTTAGTGGATGAATCCATAGAATTAATAAAGAATAAACAATATAAGAAAGCCTTGAAAATGCTTACTCCCATCAGTAAAGCATTTAAAGAAAGGGAAGAACTTCAAAGCTTATATGAAGAATCTGTAGAGAGATTAGATGAACTAGAATCTAACTGCAGTAAGTATAAGACTCTAGTTAAAGAATGTTCTGATATTGCTTCAGACTTGGCAGATATAGACCAGGAAATAAAAGACCTTAAAAATCAGAAACTAAAGGTAATGTCTACCAAATACAAAGAAAGACTGAAAAAGATTCGTAGGGATTTAAGAAAGGTAGATGAAGACTACCATAACCGAGAATTAGAGTTAGAGAATTATAATTGGTTGATAAATGACCCTCTTGGTAACAATGGAATCAAGGCATATCTATTTGATTCATCCCTACACTTATTAAATCGTACTCTAGCTAGTTATTCAGAAGTATTAGGTTTTAGAATTGAGTTTAACATTGACCTTAATTCAACTAGAAAGGATTTTGTTACCCTTATAGAAAGGGATAATCACATTATTGATTATGGTGAACTATCAGGAGGTGAAAAAACTCTAGTAAACCTATGTATGGCTTTCGCAATGCATGAATCTTTGACTGCAAGTAAGGGTATTAACCTAGCATTCCTAGATGAAGTATTTGAATCACTAAGTTCTGATAACATAGAATTGGTAATAAACCTAATAAAACATATATTCAACGGTAAATCATTATTTTTAATAACACATCACGACTCGTTACCCTTATCAAATACTAAGATCCTGCAAGTAGAGAAAATCAAGGGCCTTAGTTATTATAAACCACTATGATCCATAAACAATACAATGAAATTATGGCAAATAGTAAAAAGAAAGGTAATCGATTTGAACTCAAAGTCTCAAAATGGTTTACGGAATGGACTTCTTTCAAATTCGGCAGAACACCCTACTCTGGTGCAAATCATCAGAGTAGGGATTTGTCTTCGGATATTATGTGTCAGGATGAAAGACATGCCCATAGATGTAAAATCTCGGTAGAATGTAAAAACTACAAAGACATCAAATTCGAACATGTATTATTGGGTAATAAATCCTGTGATATATTAAAATTCTGGGAACAAGCAAGTAAAGATGCTAAAAGGGCAAAGAAAGTACCCATCTTATGTATGAGATATAATTCAATGCCTGCAAATGAGTTTTTCTTTGTAGTAGATTATAAACTCGGTAGTATTATAGCTCAGTACATTACTAAGTCCATGTATATTCAAGTTCCCGGTAATACTCTTATGGTATTCATGGCTAGTGAGGTATTAAAAGTACCATACAAGATGATTCACAAACAAGCTAAGTTAATCGTAAAAAATCAGTAATATGAAAAAACGTATCCCATACTCCTATGTAATCTTCTACCTAGAAAGAAAGTATTATCACCTTATCGAGAAAGAGTTAAAAGAAAAGGGATACGAAAATATCAAGGTTATTATCCCAACTCTAGATATACTTAAGAGAACAGTAAAGGGTAAGATGGTATTTGAATCTGTTCCTATACTTTTCAATTATGGTTTTATGAGAATGCCTACAGAGAATGCTTTCTCAAGGCCTTTTTTAAATAAACTAAAACGAAATATCTCAGGTATAAGAACCTTTCTTAAATCTACTGAAACAATGCACGAAAGAAAAAAGAAGGTACGCATAGATAATGCTGAAGACTTCGATGATTTTTCATTAGTTGCAACTTGTTCTAGAAAAGATGTAAGAAGGTTCATAAGATTAGCAAAAGCAAATAAAAAATACTCTGTTGATGATCTTATGAATGTAAAACCTGGTGATTATATCGTTTTAAAAGGGTATCCCTATGAAGGTATAGATGCTACGGTATTAGATGTAAATTACTCAAATAGAACAGTAAAAGTACTAATTTACCCAGAACATGGTAAAATGGAAGTAACTCTTGATTTTGATAGTGTTCTTTACAGTGTATATCAGGATTCAGACCCAGATAAATTACATTGTAATAACTTTGACTATGACCCAAATTCTATTACTTCTGAAAAGATAGAAGAGAACATTAATAAAAGGAGGCGTTAATATGAATAAATACCAAAAGAAAGCATGGGACTGTTTGACTCCAACTGAGCAGCAGTCCCTTTTTCTTCAGTTATCAGAGAGTAAATCCTCTTGGGAAGCTGGAGAGATATTAAAGTTATCTCATTATAAGTACCTAGAAATAAAAGAAAGGTCTGAAAAGTTCTTTCGATTATTTTCAGATTTCTTCGAAATACACGAGTCAATATTTAGACCAGATTGCCCATGTGAAAGAAACTTCCAGGATTATATCGAGGCTTGCATAGAAAAAAGGATGAAAAGAAAAGAAGCTCTACTAAATACTGGAGATGCCTCTCAATTAGTTCCTAAGGTAAATACTCGTAATCTAGAAAGGAATATAAGAAGACTACAAGGTTCAGATAATGAATGGGATAAACATTCTCTAGGTTTGATATTAGAATTCGATAGATGGAATAATTTTAGGATATTACCTAGGCAAGTACAGCAACCATCTGCTTTCAAAAGAAGAGCTAATAAGAAAGAAAAGATTTATATCAACTACTTATTGGAGAAAGTACCAGAATGGGTTCATACTAAACTAAGAGAAAGGTTTAAGTATAAGGTAAAACCCAGTATAAAGAAATGGTGGGTATGTTTAATATCTGAAGATTTATATACTGATGGATATTTATTACTTCCCGTAAGACCTACAGATGAGGTAATGAGGGAATTCAGTAAATTCTACATGTATATATTCGAGGATAAGGATGATGCAGATACATTTGGATTCATGGTATCTAAATTCAATGCCAAGACTACTACTGTAAAACTAGGTCAGAAGTTTTGGCCAGAATATAGATTATGTATCGAAAAGGCTTTGAATTACAATCAGGTAAATAACATGGATTTCAATGTGAAGCAATTGGATATGGCCTATAACACTCACATAAAACGAAAACCAAAGAAGAAACCTCAACCAGGAGCTGCTAGAGTGAAAGAAGACTCCTTCTATTGATCCTCAGCTAATATTAAAATAATAAGTAGAATATTTTTTTATATAATATATAAGTATTATATTTGCATCAGAAAATTAATTAGACAAAATTTTAATATAGACAATATGAAGAATACCAACTTAGACATCCGCTTTAACAAAGCAAATAATATCCTCAACCAATTCAGTGATAGCTGGGAGGATGATAAATTGAACCTATTACCTAATTTCCCAAAAATTAAGGATATGGTATCAAACCACATTACTCAAGAGAATTACTTATGGTTAATCACTTATGATTTACCTAATGATCTCTTCGATAAGATTGATAACATGGGATTAGTTCCCTATGAGTATGTAACTCATGAAGAATTAACTCAAACCTATTACAATCAAAGATTTTAAAACTATGGCAAAAAAGAAAAAAGATAAACCAGCTCCATCAAAGGAAAAACAAAATTTCCTAGGAGCTGCAGGTAGAAACATGAAGTACAAGGATCTCAAAAGAAAGGCGGTAATCCTTGGTATGCCTTTTCCTGATGCTTGTGCTGCAGGAGTATTTGATTTAATCAAGTATATCAGTAACTCAACCAACAAACCCGATAAATCTCTAATTGACCAGTATGATGAATGGGCAGATAAACAATTGGAAGCAATTGGTTATGATAAAACTGACCCAATCCGTAATTCAAGATTAAGATTAGGATTCTTAGGAGAAGAGGGAGAAAATGGTATTCGAAAATTAAAAAGAGTACCAGGTATAAAGAAACCCAAAGAAAAGAAACCTCCAAGAGAAAGAGATTCTTTTAATCTAATCAAGGGTACTAAGAAATCCTACTGTTATGAATTAACCGAAAAGGGATTTGATCAAGAGAGAGTAGTAAGGAGAATGAAAAAGAAATTCCCTGATGCTAATGAGAAATCCATTCAACTCTGGTACAGGGCTGCAAAAAGGAAATTAAATGGTAAAACTAGCAAGGGATAATCGGAAAATATACCCAGACTTAATATATGTATGGACTTGGAGGCCTGATGAATATTGGGGATGGACCAAATATCAATATGCAACAGAAAGTAAATACCGAACCGAGAAGTTGTTATATAAAAAACATATATGTGGTTTAGGATTCTTTTCAAGATACCATGCTAGAAGAACCATAACTCTTTTATTAGGAGTAGATGCCAATTTATACATTCATACTATCAAGGGTAAGAATCTTATAAAACAAGGCATAACTGATTTACCCAAGAAAGGTCATCAATCGATATTCTTTAAGGGTAAGCCAACTAAAATACGAAGATTTATCTTTCCTGCTGAAGCAAGAATGGATAAACATAGGAGAAGGCATTTTGTAGTAAGAATGAATAAAATTTATAAGAAACATGGAAAAAGAGCATTCAACAAGGCATACCAAATTGCATTATACGGGTATAGGGATGAATTCTCACCTGAATATCGAAAGCAAAAGAGATTACAGGTCCATTCTGCTATCCTACAGGAGATACAACAAGCTGAGTCAAGGGGAAAAGATTCAATTCAACCTTGATTGCTTGAACCATCCTCCCAGGATTTGGCAAATAGCCCTGTTCCTTACCAAGGTATATCATATTAAGTTTAATCGTATCTTATTCAAAAAAGCCTACGATTTCTTAGAGGATTTTGATAAAGCTTCCTTGAAATTTCAGAACCAGGTGATTATCCCAGATAAATATCTCATAAGAGAATTAAGATGGGAACTATGGAAACCTTTATCTGATTATAAAATAAGGAATAAGTATGCTTACTTCATGACCAATAGGAAACTAGATTCAGAAATTTGGGTCTACCCAATAAGATTTTCTGATAACTATGAAACTTCGAAAAAAGGAAAATATCACTCATACACAGAAATGATGGGTAAATTGGGTTTTCCAGGTTTAACTAAAATATCATATAGCGATGAACACTAAATTAGAACAACATGGGCCATATAATCCATTTGAAGGTAAATCCTTTAAGATTCTTACCTATAATCAAGTGGACCAGGTTATAAATTCTGAAGTAATTGAGATAACTTCACAAGAACAGTTCAATACCGTTCTAGAAAACATAAAACAATTTAATAATGCACATGAATCTTTGGGACCATTCCTAAAGAAGTATAAAAAGCTTATAACTGAGTGATTAACTATATTCATTAACAAACCATTAAAATTAAACAATTATGGCTAAGAAAAAAGAAACTAAGAAAGTTGAACTTAAAGAAGTATCTAGAGTAGAAATCAACGGTAATACCATTATTACTTACGAAGACGGCTCAGTAAAGATTATCCCGGCTCTCATTATGCTGACTGCTGACCAGGCATCCGAAATCTTCGGTTCAGAAGAAGATGAAGACGAAGAGGAGGAAGAATCCGATGAAGATGAGGACGAAGAAGAATCGGAAGATGATGAAGATGAAGATGATCCTGAAGAGGATGAAGAAGACGAAGAAGATGAGGACGATGATGATGATTCCGATGAAGAAGAAGATGAGGAGGAAGAAGAGGAAGAACTGACCGGTGAAGCTCTTGCCGAAATGGACTTCGAAGAATTGGAAGATGTTTGCGATGACAAAGATCTTGATACCGATCCAGATGATTTTGATGAAGAAGATATCGAAAAACTCCGTAAAGCAATTGCCAAAGAATTAGGTATCAAATTGCCCGCTAAAAAGGAAGCTAAGGGTAAAGGTAAAAAGGGTAAAAAATAATCCCTTTACCTAGCATAAAGGGTAGGAATCATCTCCTACCCTAAAAATTAACTACTATTAGGTTATGTAGAAGTCACAACTTATTTATAACACATTAAAAACTTATTAAGATTATGGCAAAGAAAAAAGAAGACCCCAAGAAAAAGGGTGCTAAAGAAAAAGATCCTGAAAAAGAAGCTAAACGCAAAGCTCGTATGGAAGCTATCAAAAACCGTCCTGCAGGTCAGAGACCGAATGGTAAACAAATCGATGTTATCAAGATTTCTGATAATTCAGAAGTTCAGAACTTCGGTTATGCAATCAAAACCAAGAAAGGTGCTCAGGGAGTATTGGTAACTTCAGTATTGGTAGTAAAGGGTACTCCAGTAAATACATCAGTTGCTTTTGTTCCCGGAGAATTGGCAATTAAGTCAAAGAAAGGACACGGTATTATCACTACTCCTAAGTCAAAGAAAGGAAAAGACACCGATGAGGAAGTAGATGAAAAAGAAACTTCTGAAGAAAACGAAGATTAAACTCCATAACGATTATATATTATATCAATTATCCAAAGCCCATTGCCCCATAAAGGTGATGGGCTTTTTTTATTTTCATAACCTATGGTAACCAAAGAGGAGATAAGAAAGAATATACAAATCATTGCACTTAATAATCTGATAGAAGATTATACTTCATTTCTAGAAGTATGCAAAAATCCCTCAGAAAGGGAATTAACAGAAAACATAATATCAGAAGCTAAGGAAATGATTTTAGAATATCAATCCCAAATAAAAAGGCCACAATGGAAAAAAGATCCTTCTCATCCTTAATTTCACAGATTGCCGAAATATACAAGGATATCAAATACTATAAATACCAAGCCCATATATCCTTGCAGCAAAGTAAGATGGGTGAATATAGGAAACACCAAGCCCATATTATGTATCAGAAAAGAAAACTTTATTCTTTATCACAAAGAGTAAAAGATATTCTTAACAATCCAGTTCTAGAAGTGAAATATATATGGGGAAATGAAACTAAAACCAGTATTTTCTCAGGATTAACCCAAAGAGAGATATCTGATTATCTTCATACTTGTGCAATGGTAAAAGGGATTGAATTAAAAATCCTAGAAATCAAGGAAATCCCTACCTTTAATTCGGATTCATTTCTATAGGTAAATATAAACTCATAAATTAATAAGGATATGACAAAGAAAGTAAAACCTGCTAAAAAAGCAAAGAAACCGGCTGATAAGACTCCGGAAATCACAAAAGCTGCAAAGGCTTTGGAAAACTACCTGAAAGAAAATAACCTGGATCCTGCAAAGGATTGGTCAAAGGACAAAACTCACGGTAAGGCAATAAAAGAACTTATGGCAAAACTTAACAAGGAAAGAGATAAAGTTGCTGCCCAATATCCTGAGAAAGACACTGCTAATCAGAAGAAGCTGGTAAAAATGAAAAAGGCTTCTGAAGATGAAAAGAAAGCTAAGAAGGAAGCTAAAGCAAAAGAGAAAAAGGAAAAAGCTAGTTCAGGTAGAACAGCAACTAAATACGATTATCCTTTGGTAGACGGAAGAGAAATGACTTCCGAAGAAAAGAAGAAATATCGTATGGCTCAGAGAAAATTGGCTGCAGGTAAGACTCCAAAAGAATCTAAGCCGAAGGAAGAACCTAAGAAGGAATCCAAAAAGGATAAGCCTTCTAAAAAAGATAAAAAGGCCAAAGATTCTAAGAAGAAAAAGGCCAAAGACGAGGATTAATTCCATTCTTATATTTGTTTTGTTAGTTATTAGTAGTTTTGGGCCTGGCAATAATCTTTGTCCAGGCCCTTTTTATCTCTAAACTTATGAAAGAAGAAAAAGAAATATTCAAACCCAAACTGCGTATCACTACACTTTCAGAAAATGGTAATCCTTTATCTGATAGATTAGTAGATGCTTGCACTGAGATATATGCCGGTCCAAAGGTACAACATAAAGGTCCAATAAGAATAGAAGTAACTCTTGTTAATCAACAAGATATTTCTCAATTCAAAGAATACTTAGATAAATTATCTGGTAACTTACCAATCAAAGAATCTGCAGGTAGAGGAAGACCCTCTAATACTCAAGCTAAAGAATTAGAATCTCCAAGAGAAGATATCCTTGCTGATGTAGAAAAGATGGTAAATGAGGGCAAAAGCCAACAGGATATTATTAAGTATCTTAGAGATCTTGGCTTTGTATTCATCCTTACAGAGGATTTCCTTTATCATTTCCCGGAATTTAAATTCGATAAGAAAGATGTGGGAGAACCCACCAACAATGGCCAATATCTCGATTCTTATTCATGGATGGCAAGATGTATAAAGAGAGCAAAGGATCCTAAGACAGATAAATTTGACCCTATGATTCTATTTGGGTTCAGCATTCTGCAAGGTCCCTCAAAGAAGATCGTTCCATATCTGTATAAGGAAAGGAAGAAACCCTTTAGGGCTCAGACTGGTAAAAATACTATCTCATTTTCTCAGGCAGAATTCACTAAGTTACCCAAGTATATGCTAGAGGCAGAACGAATTAAATTCTCTACAGAGCAACGACAATTGCTTATGACTCCTGAGAAGAAACCCTCTAAGTTCTTCTTAAGATGGGCATCAGATGCAATATTCCCCGATTCAATCAAGGAAAAGATGGCTGAGATCTTGAAGAGATAATCCACTACCTACCTCAGCAATATTTGCATATTATATATAAAATTTATATATTTGTATAACGAAATAAATAATAAGAAAATGGATGCAGAAACCAAAACGGTTATTAAGAACATTGCCCAAATCCAAGTTGAGGCACTAACTCATATCTCTAAAAATTTAGAGGATACAGATCATTACCTTCTTAAAAAACTTCTTCAGATTGAAGAGGGAGAAATAAGAGGAGTATTGGATAACATGATAAAACTCTATTCAGATATGATAGAATATCCTCAACTTATAAAAACTCTTACAGAGTATCAATTATACGTCTGCTCTCATATCCTATGGAAAATGGAGGAAGAATGGATAACAGATAATTCTCAAGGAGTTTTGGGAGCATGGGCAATCATTCAAAAATATACCAACGTATTACATCCGGAGTTAACACTTTTAAAACTTTAAATTATGGACAGAGAAGAATATCTTGAATCAGTTACCATGAATACTGGTATTAAAATAAATCCAGTAGAATCTTCTAATATAGAAGGTATTGGGTATGACAACAAAAACAAACACTTATGGATTGCTTTTAAGGGCAACAAAGTTTACCGGTATGATTTAGTTCCCAGAAAAACTTTCGAAGAACTAATGAATGCCGAATCTAAAGGGAGATATCTTAATTCTCATATCAAAGGACAATATGAAGCTACAGGATATGAACTCAAAAACTAAACATATTATTTTTCCGTTTTCCATTCTGGGAGTTACTCTTTTGGGATTCACTATTGCCAACACCAATAGTACCCGGAGGGTAACTCCTCCTTATGTAAAGGAGAGTAGAGAAGATTCTATTAGAAATGTAAAACGGTATGAGGAAAGCAAAAGAAGAGATTCTATATTCTTTGCTAAAGTAGATTCTATAAAGAAACTAAAGGATTCTCTTAGTAATCGGAGATTATACCAATATGCTTTCCTAGTAAGAGTTACTCCAGATAATATCATATTTACCGCAAGGAAATCTGGTTATCAACAAGTAACTTTAGATGCTCATTATACTAAACCCAGGGTATATTACCAAGTATTCACTTCCGATAAACCTTTATCACCAGAGGAAGCTTCTGCTTATGCTGAAAAATATGAACATGATCCCAGTAAGGTAACTATATTAACCGTAGAACAGTATAATCAGAGATATGGTAAATCTTCATCTATTTCAGAATATGATATCTTTACTGAAGGTCTAGATTCCTACTATGATGATCCTGAAAACCTAGATGAGAACCCAGATGAAATCTTTGATTTCCTACTCGACTAGGGATCCTCAGCTATTGATAAAATAAAGTAGAATTATTTTTCTATTTAAAATATTATTCTTATATTTGCATAAAGAAAATAATTAATAACATTTTTAAATTAGTCAGTTATGAAAAAAGTAAATTTGAACAAGGTAACCGAGTTAATTAACAACCAAGTATCTAACTCATTGAAGGAAGTTAAGGCTTCTAAAACACAAAAGCCAAAAGAAACTAAAGAATCTAAGGCTAAGGAAGAACCCAAAGCAAAATTGGTAAAAACTACTACCAAGAAAGCTTCTACTAAAAAGGAAGAAGTTGTCAAGGAAGTTGCCAAACAACAGAAACCCAATATCATTGAACAAGTGATCTCCAATCGGGAAGTGAAATACATTTACCCAGATGATGTTACTGACACTCTTTCAAGAAAGAAATGGAGACAACAAACCCGTAATGAACTTCGTAAATTGGAAAGGGAAATGCTCCGAATTCAAGATCACAATTCTAAAGAATACAAGTCTGCCCAAAATAAATATATTACCTTCCAGAAAAAAGTACTGAAGGTAGATGAAGCAGTATAATTAATCCTTTGTTAACCCGGGACTGGGAACACATTAGTTTGCTATTTTCAAATTCCCAGTCCCATATTTATTTTGGTTATGGACTATCGAATATTCTCCGATAAGGAGATGGAAAAACAGGAAAAGGACATGGTAGAACTTCACAAGAGATGTGTAAAGAATTACCTTGTTCAAAGATCTCTCAAACATGGAAAGATTAAAAAATTCTTTATCGTATACGATTATTACCTAGGCACTGAGAATATAAGGAATTACTTTTTCAGGCCTATAAATATGTTCGTAAGGTTTTTATTGTTGGGTAAACTTGAAGAAATAGAAGATTATGTCAAAGCTGATTCTAGAAAGAAGAAAAGAAAACATAAGAGAAATAAAAGTATGGTATCTTCAGAGTCAAAAACTATACGAAGAAAAAATGGTAGAGATAAATAAGACCAGCAAGGTATTATTCTCTGGGCCAGTATCTTCTATGGTTGCTTGTTGGAGAAATGCTTTACTCTTGGTAAGAAGGTCTTATAGGATATCGAAAGATTCTAGAATTTCTTTAAGAAACCTTCAACATAATACTAGGGATATTAATGCAGTAAATGACTTAGAATTAGGTCAAGGTGTTAAATTTATAATCATTGAATTATGTTTCGAGAAATAGTAAAAGATGTATATATCGGTAAATCACAACTGGGGATCTGGGTAAATGGGAAAAGGGTTCCCAAAGAAACTTTGGTAAAGGATATTGCCTTGCCAACCCTACTGGGAAATAAATTGCCAGATTATGGTACCATAGGAAATTTTACCCAGTGGGAATTCGAAGTTAACCCAGGAGGCAATCACAAATTATTTATCACAGGTATACCCAAGAAAACTTATGACTTGGATTTATACCGATTAAAAGGGAGATTATGGTCATCCTATTACGAGGATGATAAAAGGGGATACTTATTTCAGGTATTACCCTATGATGTTAAACACTTAGAAACAGAGATATAATATAATGGAAACAAAAGATTACGTAAAGATATTTAGACTAGATCAAGAGAACTTCCAATTTAATAGAGGAGAGTTTATGAATAAATTGGGAGAAGATTTACTAGAGATGTGCCAGAATATGCAAAAGATAAACCTGGTAACTGGTCACATATATTATTCTGATTTTAAAAAGGTAGTAAAACACTTCGAGGATAAATTTAATGAAATCAGTCGGCAAAGTATAAGACCTTTATCCCAGAATTTATGGAAGGCATTCTTTGCAACTCAGGTAGTGCCCCTAAGAAAACTCTGGTACCCAGAAACACAAAAAAGGATAGAGGAAATGAAAAATAACTCTAGTGAACAAGACAAAAAATCCTCGAGAGGTAAAAAAGGCAATTATGGCAAAGGAAATCGTTGACCTTCATGGCAATATTTTTAAGGTAATTAAAGGTTGGGAATTTTATAACAAGGTTCCCAACCTTGAAGGAAATTATACCTGGATATTTACTAGGGATAGAATTACCGATACTCAATTCATCTTGGCTTTAAATGAAGAACTTAATGTAGCAGTTGGTTATTGGTATTCTAATATTTATCAATTATACGTAGCTCATCCTCTTAAAAGGGTAGGATACGATGAATCTAAGGATATAAGAAAGGAATATTTGTATAATGGCAAAAGACAACATAAAAAGATTTCCTAGACCCATGGGAACTACTGCAATGGCAGCAGAATACCAAAAGAGTCAGAATCTTGAAGATTTACAAAAGGTATACAACTACATTATCAATCACTGGTTGATGGGTAATGGTATGCTATGTGGGATTATGTACGATATTAATACCTTCTCAACAAAGACTGGTATAGATATCAATTACATACGAGTATTTATGAGAGATAGGTTATTGCAATCTAAGCTCTGGGATAAAGAAAGACAGGAAGAAATGCTACAAGCTTTATTAGGAGAACAAGTAGCATGGGCTTTAGAGGATAGAATGGAAATATCTCATCAGGTAAACACCCTAAGAGAATCTCAAGGAGGACATTATACTCCATTCATATCGGCTGAATTGAATAAGGCTCTTAAGATGAAACTAGATTCTTCTACTTCATTACAATCTGTCATACGTACATTTATGGGTGGAGGGACTACCAATATATTTAATCAATTTGGGGATACTCAGAATAATCAGTTGAATCAGAATCAAGGCATATCAATAGAGGAAGCCAGAAAGATTATCCTAGAATCTCAAAAGATAATGGATAAGCCACAGGAAGCCAAATTATTAGCAGATCACTATGATTTATCTTCTTTACCCGAGGTAGTTGCTACTAAACAAGAAGGAATTGATACTACCAAAGAGGGCCTTACTTTGAATACTGCAGAGATGAGGCAAATTACTGATGATTATAAGGGAGCTATGGAACTCTCTTCAAGGGAACATCATGAATTGAGAAGAGAGATAGAAGCTAACATAGATCCCGAGGATCCAGACCCAGAAATGGATATCTATTTAGATGAGGAGCAATATGAAGAAAAAGAGCCTACATCAATAGCTGAACAATTCCTCAACAGGTAATCGAGGTTTATTGTATAATTGATTTATTATTTTTAAATTTGCATCAAAATAAAATAATAAGATTATAAAATAAAATAATAAGATTATGGATAAAACCACATTAAAAACAGCTTAAACCAGGTACACTATTCAGATTAAAAGATTCTGAATCCAGTCCAGTATGGGTAAGAGATCATTATGATAGATCTTCTAAAACTTATGCTTGTCATAAATACGAAGACTACAATCATGAGGCTTTCTTCAAAGGAATCAGAACAGTATTCATTAATTTTACATATTAGACATTATGAACATCAAAAACCTATTCAACAAATTTCGTAAAAAGGAACCAGAGTTAAGTTATTCCCTGAATCTAATCTACCTAGAAGATACTAAGGTAGTATTCAATCAGGATATACAATGTGCTAAAGACCTAGAGAATTACCTATCTGCCTATATGAGACTCTTTGGTATGTATTCAGATAAACCCTATGTATTAATCTATCAGGAATATAAAAGCAGATACTGGGTATATGACAAAGAACCTTACCTATTATACTACAAGGTACCACTCATAGTTAACCTTAGTAGAAAGCTATCAGGAAAATCAGACATGGTAATAACCAAAGAAAAATACCAAGCGGCTAAGGATTTAGTTCCAGCTCACGATATTTCTGATAGATTCAAGATACCTGAATATATTACGGGAGTATTTACAGATATCTGGTATAAATGCCAAGGATATATGGATACAGACCATGTTGGTTTAGAGGAAATACTAGAATTGATGCAACATAACTGGTTAAAGGAATTCGAATTACTGGTATTCAAAAGGAATTACGATACAGATATGTTATTTCTTAATCATTCTCTTACCTATATCTTGGACCAGGCAGAAGAAGAGGGCCGAAGAATATGTATTCAAAACATTATCGAACGTAACATAAATCAAGAAAATCAAGATGAAAACGAAACAGTTTAACGTAAGTCAGTCTAGAATATATCCAGATATAAGAGATAAGTACCTGGATTATATGGAGAAACGATATAATCAGTTCATTTCTGATGATACTCTAAAGAATAATCTCAGAGAAATTCTTCGAAAGGGTACTAATAAAACCATCCATTTTAATATCCTAGAAAAGAACTCAGATCTCTTGGTATTTGAAACCTCTGAATATAGTAAGCTATTCGAGTTCACTAATCATTATCTTTGGATATTCAGGCTAGTAAACGATAGATGGAATTTAATCCGATATAGAGTATAAATTCGAAAGGCAGACTAACCATCTGCCTTTCTTAGCGTTTATACACATCCTCAGCTTAGTATTCCAGAATTTGCATATATAAAATAAAGTAGTTATATTTGCATAAAGAAAATAATTAATAACATTTTTAAAATTTAGACTTATGAAAAATAATGAAATCCTCCAAACCCCTAAACACGTAGATCAATTAGTTACTAACTTAGGTCTTCAAATCCAAGAGTTATTTTCCTTAGACCTAAAGGAAACCATGGATTACAGCAACAATCTAATGAATCTATTAGTTAATGCTTATGTTGAAAACCAATGCTTAGCATTATCTGCAATGATATCTAAACAGGACGGATTTGCCATATACTCTTTCTTATTTCAAACTCCTGATACTTCTAATGGTGCTGCAGATTCTCTGGTAAGATTTGCCATGAACTTTACTGATGGAGAAGCTAATATCAAATCTATCAACAGAATATCTTCAAACATAATGCAAATTACCTTTACAGTATGACACCAGTAAGAAGAATCTTAAACATGGTACAATTTGATCTAGCCGAGAAACTAAACTTGGCTAGATTAAGATGGTACCATCTTAATCATCAGGACCAATACCTTCAATCAGTAATCTATGGTAATCCTGATAACTGTACATTGTTCAGACTAAGGGGAGTACTTACTAATTTGCTTAGAGCTAACTTCTTAAGTTACTACATATTAGCAGATACTCCCGAATCTCTATCTATTTCAGTACAAGGTAATGCTATCATTACATTTGTGATAACTAAAGACAATTACATAACTTTTACAATAACGAAATTATGAGCACAACTCCACATCCAGGTCCAGATGAAGTAATTATACCTTCTCGTATATATTTCAATGAAGGTAAGAGAATAGATGTTAAAGTATGGCCTAAGACCATTCAGTTAACGGGTCCAACTAAGGATTTAAACAAGGTATTCAAAACCCTTGAAGAATATGATGATTGGTGGCATCAGTTTAAGAAAAAGAATCCAGATGCCTTCCGTAAAGATGCGAAATATGTAAAATCCATTAATGGCCTCTTCCTTATTCAGAAAAGGCTCTATCAGATACCCAATAGAAGCCTCAGCTAAGTAATCCTGGATATTGCATATTTAAAAATAAAGTATTAAATTTGCATCAGAGATAAGAAATATATTTTATTCATTTTAATATTAGTCAGTTATGAATTTGAACAACATTACAACAGCACTCAAAACCGGTATCACAATTTACCAATACGAACAATGGCAAAATACTGGTTCAGTCAACCTAATGCAAAAGGAATCTCATATGCTTTCCAAGGTTTGGCTTAAAACCAATATCCATAACCCAGATTCTTTGGATAAACCCTTTATCCAACTCTCTGCCACTTTTACTTCAGAATCGGATATCCAGGAATATAACGAATGGCTAAGGGCTAATCAGTACAAGTTATATCCATTGCTATTAGATATTCTTAAGATATCACTAAAGGATAATTTCTACAATTACTCTAATACTTCTAATATCCATTATGAAGGAGGGAACCTCCCAAGTATGCTTACCATTCAAGTGTTTAACTTAGAATTCTAATGCCATGAGACTAACAATAACAACCCTAGTAATAGTCGAAGATATTCATGATCCTCAGAGTGATGATATGAGTATTTGCTACCATTCCTTTAAAGAAGATCCAGAGGCAGCTAAATCGGAACTTATTTCCGACGTAAACGCATTATATGCTCCAAGCATAGTATTCAATTCCATAGAGGAAATCCAAGAATACTTCGAATACGTTCACCTTGAATCCCAAGAGATACAATTCGTTCAAACTACCACTGCAATAAACAAATATAATATGTTACCAATCATAACAGTAAACCAATACCCAATCGGATGGGAATGGCTAGACAAAGTACCTTTAGAGGACTTTACCTGGCTAATCGAAATATTCTCTACTATGACCGATGATACAGATATTTATGACTTTGCTACTTTCGATAAGGAAGCAACCAATGGAGAACCTCCCTATCCAGTAATCGAGATCGAAAGGAAAGGCTTAGCTAATTTCCTAAATGATGACCAGGGATACAGATCGGGTATATCGATGTACGGTCATTACATAGTATGTAAATCCCTAGATATATCTTCAAAAGAAGAATACATGAATCAATTAACTGATATAAAACTAATCTGTAACGAATTATGAGAACAGCATTATATTACATAGGACTAGGGCTTATCTTAGTCCTATTCCTTAATTCCTCTGGGCCTAACTTAGATACATTCATACCAGGTAACCCATGGGAACATTATTGCAAATATGAATTGCACAAGCATCCATTCCATACTAATGAGAAGGAATATAATTATTTCCTTGATACTTTTACTAGCACGGATAAATATGAACAAATAATGGAGATATATGCTAACCCAAGGTAGATTTCTAATTTCATATCAGATATTCGATAATATACAGGTAAATAATATCGGACAAACGCATGTACGTGAAATACTAAAGGATACTCAAGCCTTTACCATCAATTATCGAACAGAACAAATAAGAGATTACCTCAAATATCCTGGAGAGGAACTAATACCAGAACATCTACATATGATTAATGCCTTGAAGGGAATCCAAAACTATTGGAACCTTACTTCAGAAAAGGTTATCATAACAGATATCATACCCATTCCTCAACCATGATAACCCTGGTTTGCATATATAAAATAAATATATTATATTTGCAAAGTAAAATTTAATTATTAACATTTTAATTTGTAGACTTATGAAAAATAATGAATTATTAAAAAAGTATGCCGGTATCTCAACCCGTATCCGCAGAATCTTTGCTTATCACTACGACCAAATCCAACGGGAAGTACAAACAGAAATTTCAACACTTACTCCAGAATTACAGGCACAATTCATGGACTTAGTCATTGAATACATGGAAGAATCCATTAACTGGCCAGATCCCGATGACCAAGAAACATTCGAAAAACAATTACTCGGATAATATCATGAAAACAATTGCCTACATCATGAGTACCTATCACATAGGTACTTATGACTTAGATATCAGAGATATACTCAAATCCTATATCATTGCCAGATACTATGGATGGGAACCAAAAGAGGAAGACCTAGAGGAAATCATTTCCCATACTTCCTTTTTCGATATCAACATAGGTGATGCTATCTATGAAGTCCTAACAATGCCAAGAGAAAAAATAACCATCTAAAACAAAGAACTTATGAAAATATTAGAAAATATCCAAGACCTTAAGAAATTACTTCTTAATCCCTATACCATTTATACTTATGACTATACTGATGGACTCATTATTAATGACACTACCGACTACATCGAGATTTACGAAATCTCGATAGAAGACGAACCCTTTGACAAGTTCCTTGGGTATATTATTACCTATGCTTCAGAGGATGACTTATTCGAAAACTTGAGAGAAAATCTTATTCTCATGGATTTAACCAAAGGTGCTGATGACCAATACTATGATTATTCTCCTTCTCAGGTAGAGGCTATCCTATTCGGAATCCTTCAATTAACTCCAGAACACCAAGATATAATCGTAATGGATCTCAAAAAACACCTAAAATCCTTTATTCAAGACAAAGACCAAGCGGAAGAGATGATAATCAAATACTAACCTGCGAAGTATACAAAGAGCCAAACTATATATTATCTATGTCCAACGAAGAAATATTAGAATTCATCTCTGGACTAGATTATATGGATAACCTACCAACGGTACCAGACCTAGAGAAACCAATTGAGATCCAAATCACAACTACAAGAGAAATACCCTTAGAACAAAACAAAGAAGTCCAAACCAAAATCAAAGAGATATATACAATAATCTCTAGTGATACTCTAGTAGAAGAACTAAAGGATACCCTCTCTAGGTTCCAAGCCCAGTACAACATCCAAGAGATAAACCCATACATAAACGATATCCTTCAGAACCCAGAAGATATATTAATACCCCGCTCCAAACAAAGATAAAATAAAAAGAATACCTAGAGCCCAGAACACTCTAGGTATTTCTGTGTACACAAACCAAGTATACAGATACTAGGTACACAACCCATATACCCACCTACCCCAAACAAATAATATATAATTAAGGTACACAATTAACCTACTTATACACATAATCTGAATATACACATATCACTAATCAATATACAAATCCCCTATATCCTAATCAATATATAATAATACATATAACTAATATATATATCTTAGGTTCT